TAACAAAGGAAACAACATGCCAATTCGTAGTGGAAAGATGTACTACTGTAAAGTGTTCGGTGAAGGTTCGAAGAACTATGAGGGTGACGGTATGGAGTGGAGCTTCGACCTAGCCGTTGATGGTGACACCCTAGCCGAGATGGAAAAGGAAGGCGTCAAAGCCAAGCCCAAGAACAAGGGTGATGCTCGTGGTGACTTCTATCAATTCCGTAAGGCCACAATGAACAAGCCTACACCAGATGCCCCTGAGGGCAAACCCGCTAAGCCTATTGAGGTCGTTGACGCAGGTGGCAAACCTTGGGACCCCTCGGTAGCCATCGGGAACGAATCAGTAGTTGATGTCAAATACCTGCTCAAGGAATATGAGTACAAGGGTAAGAAGGGTATCAAGCGTAACATCCTAGCTATTCGTGTGAAGGACCATGTGCCATACGAAGGCGGGGGACGTGAAGACTTCAAATTTGACGATGAGTGGGCGTAAGAGATCGAAAAGCAAATCGGAAGCCTAGTAGACGACATCTATGAACTACTCGAGAAGGGGTCCCCAAGTGGGGCCCCAACTCAACAGTACCTAGATGAGTTTGCAGAGGCGGTAAAACAAGCAGCCGCGTCCTACATGACGCCGCGAGAAGACAAACGTACTCTTCGTCTATCGGCCATCGGCAAGCCAGATCGTAAGCTGTACTATGATATTCGGGGCACCCACGAGACTGAGAAGTTTAAGGGCTACGAGCTCTTCAAGTTCTTTTATGGGCACCTGATCGAAGCAGCTCTGATCTATCTGGCCAAGGAAGCTGGCCACAAGGTTGAAGACGAACAAAAGGAGGTGGTCCTCGGTGGCGTAGTAGGTCACATGGACTGCAAGATTGACGGAGTAGTTACAGATGTTAAGTCCGCATCCACCTACAGCTTCAGGAAGTTCAGAGACGGAACCCTTGAAGAGGATGACGCCTTCGGATACATGGAGCAGTTGGCTGGATATGTTACCGCCGACGGAACAAACGAAGGTGCTTTTCTCGCTGCTGACAAGACGCTTGGACACATCACACTTCTCCGAGTGCCTGAAGACAAAATAACAGGTCTGAAGTTAGAAGACCGCATTGAACATTTGAAAGAGGTAATTAAATCAGATGACATTCCACCTAGATGCTATGACCCAATCCCTGAGGGAAAAAGCGGCAACCTTACTCTTCCGGTTGGTTGTTCTTATTGCTCCCACAAATTTAACTGTTACGATGACGCCAACAACGGAGTCGGCCTACGTACGTTCCTCTACAGCACCGGACCCAAGTACCTGACCCACGTTGAGAAGGAACCAAACGTAATGGAGGTGACCTTTGCTCAACGGATTTAAGGATAAGGGCGAGGCTTGGATTGTAATGGACGTACAGGAGGCGTGGCCCGAGGGGGTTTACGTCGATGAAGAATCAGCAGATGAAGCTGTACGACAATTGCAAGTAGAGAACCCAGACGGATTTTATAGGGTCGTATACAGCGGCCTAGATGAGTTTGTAGGTATTGACGACGTAGAAGAGGACAACTGGCTTTGAGTAAAATTATTGGATTCCCCGCTAAACCTGAAGAACCTAAGGGCCCCCCAATGGGGTTCTATCGCGTAAGGACCTTGAGCAACCCCGAGGGGGCCATGCACTATGGGTACCTGATCGTGACGGGCACCTTCGTGGGCATCACGGACGAAGACTCCAACCTGACGTACATTAGCCCCATTGACAAGGTGGTTGAGGTAGCCCGCGAGGCACTGGATGTGCTGGACCCAACGGTGAACTAAGGGGTGCGATCTGGATTTGAACGGACGTTGGCGGCTCAACTCAAGCGACTTAAGGTTGACTATGAGTATGAGTCGCTGAGTCTCAACTACACAATCAGTCATATATACACACCGGATTTCGTAATTGCTAACGGGGTGATCATCGAGGCCAAGGGGAAACTTGATCCCCAGACACGCCAGAAGATGTTAGCCGTCAAGGCCCAACACCCAGAGCTAGACATCCGGTTTGTCTTTATGCGAGGAGAAAACAAACTGAGTAAAGCATCAAAAACAACCTACATGGACTGGGCCAAGAAGCACGGCTTCCCAGCAGCAGATGGGGAGATTCCACAAGAATGGCTGAAGTAGTAACAATTCTATTGATCGTCTTAAGTCTACTTATTTACAAAGCTGTGGTTCACGATGAGTAAGACACACCTAATCATTCCCGATAGCCACGCCCACCCAGACCACCACAACAAGCGCTACGAGTGGCTTGGGGAACTCATCTGTGACGTTAAGCCCGACGTAGTTATTGACATCGGTGATTGGTGGGACATGGCCTCGCTGTGTTCCTACGATAAGGGGACCAAGAGCTTCGAGGGGCGGCGATACAAGAAGGACATCGAGGCGGGTCTTGATGCCCAAGAACGGATGTTTGCCCCAATCAAGCGGGCCAAGAGAAAGCGCCCACGTTTCATAAGGACACTAGGTAATCATGAGAACAGGATTGAGAAAGCGATCAGCCGGGACCCGATTCTCGAGGGAACCATCGGCACAAGTGACCTTCAGTCTAAAGAGTATGGATGGGAAGAGTATCCATTCCTTACGCCCGCTGAGGTTGACGGAGTCCTCTACCAGCACTACTTCACAAGTGGGATTATGGGACGTCCAATTTCTGGCGAACGTCATGCACAGTCCCTCATTCTTAAGCAGCTTACTTCGTGCACCCAAGGACACTCCCATCTGTTTGACTATTGTGTGCGAAGTGACGCACGGGGACAAAAGATTCACGGATGCGTTGTTGGAGTGTACCAAGACTATGAGGCTGATTTTGCAGGGCCTGCTAACAAACTGTGGAATCCCGGTGTTGTGGTCAAACGTGGTGTGGAAAATGGATCATACGACGTCGAGCACATTTCACTGGCCCGATTGAGGAAAGAATATGGATGACGATTTCCTTCTACTGGCTCTGGAGGAGAAACTGGAGCCTGCGGAACTGGTAGAGATTTTAGACCTTACTATGTTGGATTTATGGGATGCCTTCTATGAGCGCATTACCGAAACAAAACGGATAGAAGTCCTTGACTCTCTACACCTCGGACGCCCTTAGCCCAGATCACTATAGTCGATATAAAACCCAGCCAATAGACTTCATATCAGAAGCACTAGGGCCGGGTTTTATTGTCGGTAACGTGATCAAGTATGTGCTTAGATACGACGCCAAGAATGGTATCGAGGATGTACAGAAGGCCAAGAGGTATTGTGAGATGCTTATTAACCACCTAGAGGGGAGAAGGCCAAGTGAAGATACGTAACCCCTATGCCCAAGCCCTGCGAACAACATATCGCAACCGCGTAATTGAAGACAAAAAGAAAAAGGAAAAACAAACTTGGACACATACCAACAGTTTATTGCTACAAGCCGATATGCCCGATGGCTTGACGAAGAGGGGCGACGAGAGAGTTGGGACGAAACAGTTGCCCGCTATACAGAGTTCTTCCGAGAACGTCAGTTAATTACAGAAGCTGAGGCAGATGAACTACACTGTAAGATCGTAGACCTAGAAGTAATGCCGTCCATGAGAGCGCTTATGACAGCGGGCCCAGCCCTGGAGCGGTGCAACGTGGCGGGCTACAACTGTGCGTACCTGCCCGTGGACAGTCCCCGATCCTTTGACGAGGCCATGTACATCCTGCTTTGTGGCACGGGTGTTGGGTTCTCCGTTGAGCGGGACAGTGTGACAAAACTGCCCGAGGTCCCCGAGGTGTTCGAGGCTGCCGACTACGTGATTCGCGTTGAGGACTCCAAGGAGGGCTGGGCCAAGGCGTTGCGGTTAGTCATTGCCCAACTGTACTCGGGCTACACCCCTGAGTGGGACCTATCGGATGTCCGCCCAGCTGGGGCCCGACTGAAGACCTTTGGGGGTCGCGCCTCTGGGCCCGCACCTCTGGACGATCTGCTTAACTTCACCGTTAACAAGTTCATGGGGGCTCGGGGCCGCAAGCTGAACTCCCTCGAGTGTCACGACATCATGTGCAAGATTGGCGAAGTTGTTGTGGTCGGAGGTGTTCGTCGGTCGGCCATGATTTCTTTGTCTAACCTTCAAGACGATAGGCTTCGGGGGGCCAAGCAAGGGAACTGGTGGCAAGACACAGCCTACCGAGCTCTTAGCAACAACTCAGTTTGCTACACTGTCAAGCCTGACATCGGCACCTTCATGAAGGAGTGGACGTCTCTCTACGAGTCCAAATCGGGAGAGCGGGGCATCTTCAACCGCCAAGCGTCAGAGAAGCAAGTAGCTAAGAATGGGCGTCGTGAGGGTGGTCACCAGTGGGGCACCAACCCCTGCTCGGAGATCATCCTTCGGTCCTATCAATTCTGTAATTTAAGCGAGGTAGTAGTACGAGCAGATGACACAGAAGAAACCTTACAAGTCAAAGTGGAAGCCGCAACTATCCTCGGAACACTACAGTCTACTCTTACGAACTTTAAGTACCTTCGTAAAATCTGGACTAAGAACACCGAGGAAGAACGACTCTTGGGAGTCTCGCTTACCGGAATTTTGGACAACATTGAACTTATACGGCGTCCCGGAGTCCTCAGGCGTCTTAAGGAAGTTGCTGTCGAAACTAATCGGGTGTGGGCTGAGCGACTGGGAATACCGCAATCTACGGCTATTACTTGTGTTAAGCCTAGCGGCACAGTCTCCCAGCTCGTGGACTCGGCCTCTGGAATCCATCCACGATGGAGCGAGTTCTATGTCCGAACTGTTCGAGGAGACAACAAGGACCCCATTACCCAGTTCATGAAGGACCAAGGAATTCCCTCTGAGCCAGACGTCATGAAGCCAGACCAAACAACTGTCTTCTCGTTTGCCCAGAAGGCCCCTGCTGGGAGCTCAACTCGGGAGGACCTGACAGCCATTGCGCACCTTGAACTGTGGCAGTTTATCCAAGACCAGTGGTGCGAACACAAGCCGTCTATTACCGTGAACGTACGTGAGAACGAGTGGCTGGATGTTGGTGCTTGGGTCTACGAACACTTCGACACCATCTCGGGTGTGGCCTTCTTGCCGTACTCGGAACACACCTACAAGCAAGCCCCCTATCAGGAGGTTAACGAGGAGGTGTACAACTCGGTGAAAGCTAAGATGCCTGAGAAGATTGACTGGTCCAAGTTGTCCGCCTATGAGACATCAGACCAAACCAAATCCTCCCAGACCTTGGCGTGTACCGGGGACTTCTGCGAAGTTGTAGACATATAATAAATTGGCCCCCCTAAAGAGCAATCCTTAGGGGGGCCTTTTTTTGTTACTCAGCCGGAGCAGGTGGCTTTGAGATACCCGCGATTACCGCCGACACACCTGCAATCAAAGACAAAATACCATCAACCACATGTGGCTGGGAGGTGATGTCTGGAAGCGGGGTGCTAGCTGCAATTAGGGAGGCTACTGCTACGAACATTGCAACGACTGAACGTTGTTTGAATAGAGTCAACATTATCGGTATACCTTTCGATTCAGTTCAAAGTGGGGACCATCTCTAAATGTAACCCAATCGCCGCCCCACACGATTGGTACCTTTTCGAGCTTAGCTGCCTGCTTTACCACGGCGGCCAGTCTCTTATACTGTTTGAAGTCCCACGTACCAACCCCCTTGAGCAACACGAATACGTCCACCGCGTGGCCCGTAATGTGTCGGGAGTTCAGGGTTCGTGTGGCCCCCTGTCTCTTTAGCTGTCTTTGTCTTTCCAAGGTGCGTAGGCCCTCAGTTACCCGGAAGTCGAGGTCCTCGGGCAACAGAGTTAGGGCCCTGCGCATTACCCGAACTAGGTCGGGGTGTACACCCTTTAGGTTCGATTCAGATACGTTTCCAAATACTTTAGTCATACTGGGTAATGTCCTTTTGCACATTGTATGGCGGCCCGGATGTCTTGGTACGTCCACTTACGCATCCCATAGAAGTGGTTGAACAGCTCCGTGGGGTCGTAAATCTTCTCAGTCGTCATCCGGTCTCGCACCAGCTTAATTAGTTTAATTACCTCGGATTGCATTATACTGTGCCATCACCTTCTTAACATATTCCTGCGTTTCAGGGAACGGCGGGATACCTTTATATTTAGCTACATTTTCTGGTCCGGCATTGTAAGCAGCAAGGGCCAGCTCAAGACTGCCAAAGCGTTTAAGTTGAGTTGCTAAGTATCGAGCCCCACCTTCAACGTTTTGTTGCGGATCATTTATATCTACTCCAAGACCTTCCGCAGTCCCCGGCATCAATTGAGCAAGACCACGGGCCCCTTTAGGAGATACAGCCTTGGTATTAAACCTAGACTCTTGGTAAGCAAGGGCCTCCATAAGGTCTGGGTCTACCCCATTCTTAGTCGCTGCACTTTCAATAATAGAGCGTACTTCAGCAGGGGCTCGACGGCCATTGGCCTTAACAGCCTCATCCCGTTGTTGGATGTTGATTTCAGACGCCGCTTGGGCCGCCCTGTTAAACGACGCCGAGGCTTCCTCGAACTTCTGGGCCGCCGACTTCTCTTCCTTGATTGCTGTCTTCAGGGACGATGGAGTCTTACCAGTTGCAAAGTATGCCTTAGCTTCCTCGAAGGACACATTGGTTCCTCGGAAGGTTGGGTCCAGTTCCCGCATAGAGGCCATGTTACCCACCAAGTTGTTCATCGTGTTAGCCAAGGCCGTTGCTTCCTTACCACTAGGGGCCGACGTACTCTGACCAGCAGAGCCGAAGACAATAGTATTAAGGCCACGAGAGTTCTTGATAGCCGCTTGCAACTTAGCTTGATCAGTCACAACCTCATAGCGTGCTGTACGATCATTGAACCTGACATTATAGATACCCCCTTTAGAGGCCTCTTGGATAAGTTTCCCAGAGCCGTTGATCAACTGCATACTGGAAATATTCACACTGTTGGCCAACGCCCGTGCCTCATCTTCGTAACCCGGCACTTGGGCCAGACGAAGAACAGCAGAGGCCACCATAGGACGCCCGTTGTCACCACCCGCCGTGAGGGCCTTGGTAGCATTGATGAAGCTGGGTAGTGTTACTGTTGAGGGTTGGACCGAGGTGGCCACAGCATTTGAGGTGCCCGCTAAGGAGTTCACAAAGGCGTTGTAGTTAACCGGGCCACCACCTGTGTTCACGATGGTCTGGGCGTGTTGGGCCGTGGACGCCATAAGCTTGGGCAAAGCAGTACGCTGTTGCTCTGGGTCTAGGTCTTCCAACTTAGCTGTGCCCCCAATCAGGAGGGCAAAATTACTTGCTGCCAAGGACGCCTGTTGACCCTGTCTTGTTTGAACCCCAGTGGCAAGCTGTTGGCGCAGAGCCTCCATCTCCTCCTTAGGGATAATAGACGAGATGTTACCCCCCGACACGGCATCCACCAGATTGGCTTGGCCGAAGATTTGCGAGTAGTAGTTCCACATCGGAAACGACTGGGCCTTAGACAAACCGAGTGAGGTCTCAAACATCTTGAGGGCCTCCATACGTGTCTTGACCACCGAGGCATCCCCAGTAACCAAGTCATCCACAGCTTGTAGTTGCTTGTCAATGAGGTCAATTGTCTTCTGATAAACATCAGATGGAACATTAGGACCCATCTGTTGGATGATACGGGACTTAGCTGTTTGCAAACTCTGACGAGCAAGGGGTACAGATTCCGTCACAAACTTCTGGAACTGCTCTGGGGAGCGGATAGCGTTAGACAAAGAGACAAGAGAAGTGACGGTGGAGTTGCTGAGCTCGTCTGCGATCTTATAGGCTGAGGACATAGCGACGTCCCCAAACTCTTGGCGTGCCGCAGCGCGTGTCTTCTCGTCTATGCCTACTTGCTTTTCTGCCAGCTCCAGCTTTTGCTTAGCCACTTGAAAAGTATTATTTTCACGTAGGATAGTTGTACCTACACGGACTGTTGCAGCCACATCAAGTGTACCGTCAGCCCCAAATACAGTGGCCCCTACAGCAGCAGCAGCATCTGTGGCCGCCTTAATAGCCGCCCGCTCCTGCTCCTTTACGAAGCTTTCTGCGTCTCGGGCCACCTCAATGGATCGCACAAATGGGTCGTCCACCCCACGATCTTTCAGGGCAGCGGCAAACTCGGCGGCCTTATCGGGGTTGGCGCTTACGTACCTATCAATGATGTTACGGGTTTGTAAGTCCACCACCGACTGGGACACACGACCTTGTACCAAAGCCTTACGGACCTTCTCGATCTTGGCTGTAGCAGCTTCACCCTCGGGCCCAAGGGTGCCCCCATTGATCGTAATTTGCTCAACAGGGTCCCCATAGATTGTCTCTGCTGGACGTTGCATGTTCTCAAGGGTGCGGGTGTTATGATCCCACATAAGACGTGCAGCAACGTCCTTAGCCTCTGACTCCCCAACACGTTGGTTGAATTCCCAGATGCTTCTCTGTTCACTAGCTATTGCCCGCTCTTCAGCCCGATCTTGGCGCATGTTGTCCCGAGCCCGTTCCTCAGCCGCCTGAGCCCTAGCGGTGGCCCGAGTCTGTTCCCCCATTACGTCCGAGAACATACCTGCCACACGACTCAGTCCCGCAAACACATTGGTGTCTGAGGCTGGGGTAGCAATAGGTCTAATAGTCCCCTGAGGGGTTCCAATATCAGCGGTTAGTGCCATCTGTTTCTTCTCTCGCTTCTTGTTCAGCTCTTTGCTTTTCCATACGCTCTACGTAGGTTTCATAGATGCTGCTGTCTACATTCTTCTGTGAACGCTTAAGGGCGTCCTTCTTAATATCCTCAGGAAGTAACCTGACAAACGTATTGATCTGTTGTTCGATGTCTTCCCGATTGTCCGGCTCATTTACCCATCTGGTCCGATAGTTCATGATTGTCTTAGACGCATCAAGAATTGCTTTCTGTCTTCCCTTCTGGTTCATAGACGCCGCTTCAAGGGCATTTAACTGGCCCGGCCTGAAGCCGAACATCTGAGCCACCCCATTGATGGGTGGAAGATCAGACAAAACAGTACTGCCCTTGGACGTAACCAAAGTCCCATACTGGAGGATCATAAGACCTTTAAGGGCGTTCCCAACAGTTGAGATTTCCCCCGCGACCTTGATAAGAGCGGCCTCAGTAAGGGGCATCTCTTCAGAACCCGACTCAGCCATTGCGTACTTGGCCACAGCACCGAGGGACCCCAAGACGCCCGACCCAATTGAATAGGTAGGACCCCCGAGGAACTCGGCCACACTTGTGGGCCCGAACTGGGACAGACCGAACAGCTCCTTGACTTGGTCAGGAAGGAAGTTGCCCGTACCGATGCGCCGACCGATCTCCACGTCAGCTCCAGTCATGTAGTAGACCCCAGCGTCGATGAAGCCACGTTCAATGACAGCCCCGAAGGTGCCCGGATCGGGGGCTTCCCCAGTGATGGCTTTGTGGGCCTCAGCCAACATACCTGCTGCCGGAATACCGTAGATACCAGACAAACCAAACTGAGCCAGAAGTAGACGACCCTTCTGAGAGTTGCTGAACTGCTTACCCGCAAGAGCTTCCATCATACGCATGTTGTATGCCCAGAACTGGGTGGGGATAGACGTCAAACCCCGTTGCCAAGATGCCGCTGATTCCCTTTTCATACTGAAGCTATAGTCCTCAGCCCTCATTGCCACATACGCATTACGCTCAGCTTTGGAGGCAAACTTCTGGGCCCGCCCCTCTCGCCACGCAATGCCATAAGCCACGCTTTGGTTCATCTCTTCGGCCATGTCTAGGAACACACGACCATTCTCTCGAAGTCGGGATATGCCAGTAGTAAACCCATCCATAGCTGCATGAGAACCGTGGTCCCCGATGAGTTGGTTGGTGTTCTTGATTTTGTCTGTACCCGAGCGGGCGAAGTCATCGATAAACTCTTTGAACTCATCAGCCGATTCAAATCCAGCAGTAGGCCAGTGCTTGTTGGCAATTACCTCAACAAAGTTCTTGTCGAAGTTCTTGTAGGCAAGGGCCCGTATGATAGGCATACCTTGGAAAGCCTTAAACCCATACTTAGGATTAAGAGCGATTGTAGACATCATCGTACTGGACTGTAGGATGAGCTGGCCCGGATTAAAGAAGCCCAACTTGAGGTCATACGCCCAACCCTTCAGATATTGCAAGGGGTCCTTAGTGGTGGCCCAAGCAACAGCCTTAGCGGCCTCGTTACGGATGCCCGCTGTGTCGGACCCATTGACCCACTCAACCAACTGACGCCCAAGGCGTTCGGCAGACAAGTCACCGGGAGTCTTCCACCCGAGGTTGCGCTTGATGATTTGGCGCTGAGCCTCTAGGCCGTCCCGCACTGTGGCACTCAAGGAGTCGTCCCGGAACACCCCGTCTTGGAAGATACGGTAAGGTGTCAGGTCCCCACGAAGGTCCTCGGTATTGAGGTACTTGCGAGCTGACGTGACCCACCGCTCAACGGAGGCCATACGGTATTCGTTCCAGCCCACTAGGCGGGCCACGTTACTGAGGGCCATGTTTATGCTTTCGAAGGCGTCCAAGGTCGGGGCGTTGTTACCATAGAAGTCGGGCAAGTGATCACCCTTCTTGGAATAGTACATACGACCCGTATCCTCGAGGAACCCGTTAAACCCTGAAGCATCTTCGTCTACATATTGTAAGACGTCTTTGTACTCAGAGTACTTACTAGGCTTCTCACGATTGTACAGAGCCTCAAAGGTCTCATCTACGTCAATCCGACCCTTAGCGATGTTCTCAAGGAACTCCTCACCATTTAGACCACCCATGTTCTTGAACAAGGCATCTAAGGTTTCTGCATCTGCGGCCTCGTCCCGAACCAGCCTTAAGGCCTCGTTCAGTCGGTCAGCCATCATCTTAGCTTCAGCCGGGGTGGCGGGGTTGGCAATCGTCAAGGGGTTTACCAAAGACTTGGTCCCATCTGGTTGCTTGATCCACCGAGCTTGCTTAATAAAGTGCGGATTCTCGTACATACGGTGACCACCAGCACGATACTGGAGTTGATCGAATCTTAGGTTTTCATCGATCACGTTGTCTGCCTTGGCCAACAGGGTCTTGTAGGTCCACCCATTAATCTCAACACCGTTACCTTCAAGAGTGATCAGCTTATAGCCTTGCTCCTTAAGGGCAGCCCACTCCTTATCACTAATCACCTTGCCCTTCGTAAAGGCTTGGCCCGTACTGAGGTTATAGGTAATAGTGCGTGGCTTGGTATTCAGGTTGTTATCTACGAACGCATTGACACGGTCCAGCTTGATACCCTTGAGGGCCTTCTTGGTGGAACCCTCAGTCGTGTTGAAAGACACAGACCGAACCCCACGCACAACCTTATCGTTGTACATGACGGAGTTGCGCAGGTAGTATTCGAAGTCGTTGAACTGGCGTAGGGTGTTGTACGTCTTCCACTCGTTGTCGGTGGCGGGGCGGTTGTACCCACGTTGCATCAGCTCATCGTATTGTTCACGACTCCACCAGACACCTTTATTTTCCCCAGCCTTCCACACTTGACTTACAGACTCTTTCTCCCACGCCTTAACACCCTTCAGTTGTTCTTGGAGATACTGGGTGGCATTGTTCATGATGTTGGAGGTCTTGTTGCCTGACTGACGGGCAAGAGCAAACAACCCAGAGTCCTCAATCTGACGGGCACCCAGAAGCCACGCCACCACGGAGTTATTACCGTGTACGTGCAGAGGGTTGCTGATGAACCCGGCTTCGGGCATGTCTACAACAGCTCGGGGGTAGTATAGTCCGCTTGTGTCTTGTACAATACCAGCCTTGGTAAGCTTACGTTTCTTAGGCTTCTCATCCAAGCTATGTTGGATTGTACGTTCTACCCAACTACCATCTACAAACTTACCTTTAACCTCTCCCTCAGGATTGGTTTTAGCTGCATCTGCAATAGCCTCTTCCTTAGAGCGGAATCCTTTAGAGTCTCCTAAGATTTTTCCGTCGTAAGTAGCTTTCCAACTTCCGTTGTCCATTTGTCTGGCGGAGATGATAAAAGGAGTCGGGTCCTCTACAATTGGATAAGATTTACCATCAATTTCAAGAGTTCTAGGTGGCTTAACAACGGTTTTGTTTATAACCTCCCCGTTGCCAAACCCAATAGTCTCTAGGTACTCACGAGCAGCATCTGGATTATCGAAAGCCTTGTCGATAGTGAAGGCAACTTGCTTGGACCCAAGACCGGGCACAGAAGTAGGCGTATCGAGAATCTCAACGTCAATTACTGCGTGGCCCGTACGTTTCTTGCCAAGGTTGGTAATGGCGTTCATGGCGTCGTCAAGCTCGTTGGGGTTCAGCCGTGCCGCCTCTTCAAGACGCAACAAAGCCTCGGCCATCTTGCGGCCTTCCTCCATACCTTCAGCAGCCTCGAGCCCTAGGGACACACGACTGGCGTTGCCAAACGGGGCATTACTAGACGGCGCAATAGCCGCAGCAATCTCCATCTCATCCATACCTGTCTTAGCCGTAGCCTCCCCAACACCCTTCTTAACGATGTCATCAGCAGCTTGTTGGATAGACGACACAGCAGCCTTACGGGCCCCAGCTCGGGCAAGAGTACCGGGAACAGAAAAAGCCAACTTACCTGCCGAGCCAACAATAGGGAGGTTACTTAAAGCATCCCAAGCATTGATCTCCAACTTTGATGGCGAGTCCAGTAAACTGCGGTAGATGTTCAACTTGTCTGTTGGTGTCTTCCACCCAAGCAGAGTTGTATTGTCCTCGATGTTTGCTTCGATAGCATCTAAGTTCTTTACGAAGTCAGCAAGGGACATACGGTCAAACGCCTCAGACTCAGCGTTAACTCGTTGGCCACTGAACATGTTGTCCCAGAAGTTTTCCATAGCTTTGGGTATGTCGATGTTGCCCGTACGACCCATAGATTGGCGAAACGGAATTGCTCCAGACAAAAGCATCTCAGCCACATTGGTAATAAACCAACGATCATCAACCTCTGCTTGTGTCTCATCAATTTTTGCTTGAACAATTGCCCGCTTGGTCAGGAAGTCTGCCCGAACGTTAGCTGCGGTGCCCCGAATAAAGTTGTTAGCCATCATCTTGGCCTCGGCATCTTTACCAAGGGCGGCTGCCATCTGGACGTTCTGGATCGCATCGAGTTCGAGTTGATACTTGGCCCGCACTTCTAGGTCCTCAGTAAGAGCCGTTGAAGCTGCATCCATAGTGGCCTTGGTAACGGTGCCAGTTGGGTCAAACGTATCGGCCACAGATAGCAGACGTGAGAAGTTACTGACGTCCCGCTCTTGGGCCTTAACAGCGGCATCCATACGTAGGTTGTACTCACCAAGGGATTCAATGGTAGTACGCATACCCGTAAACAGGGTGTCGTAGTCTTCGGAACGCCCCTCAGCAAACTTCACGGGGTCCACCTGTGAGATGGCTGCAATACGGGCTGCACGATTTACGGCGTCTGGGTCCCGCTTAACCACAGGTGTGGGCAGGTCCGCAAAGAGGTCAGTGTTGTTTTGTGGTGCGAATAAATCGTCCATTAAGATTCCGTAGGTCCATAAGGTACTTTAACTGTTGGGGCTTTACCGCCACCAAATGCTCCACTAGCGTTCATTTTAGCTCCGGAGGCTGCTAGGTCTGCAACACCACCCCACATGTTAGCTTGGGACGAGAACTTAGCGGACTTAGAAGAGGCGGCCCCAATCTGGGTGGAGAACGCGTTGTATTGGTCAAGGAAAGACAAACCAGAACCGGCTTGGCTGATAATAGATGCCAGACCCCCTTGGGCCGCCGATGTGTTGGCCGCCCCAGCGTTTTCCGCCCCTTGGGTAATCCGAGCTGCCGTGGTGCGGGCAGACCTAATGAAGTCTCGGCGCTCCCGCAGTGCCTTGAAGGCCTCTTGGCGACGGCTTAGGTCAGCGGCCTTGCGGGCTTGCTTGTCTGCCTGTTGGCCTTTGTAAAGGGACACACCAGTAGCAGCAGCAGAAGCAGCCATCAAAGCCCATGAAATAGGTTCCATACCCATATCTAAATTTCCTTTATCATTAGTTCAGCTTCACCCAGTGTTACGTAGGCAGTCTCAAAACCCCACCACTCACACCACCGAAACTTCACGGCGTCGTCCACAACAGTAAGATACACCTTGTGACCAGCAGCTCGGAGGTCCTCTTCTAGGACAGACCGGAGGTACTTCCAGTGTTTGTACGTGCTTAGCTTAGTGTCTTCGTAGTCGTAGATGCGTGTATCGATCCCTATGAAGTCCCCAAGTGTCCACGCCCAAATCTTGCACGTCTCATCTTCGTAGATAAGGTTACGGCTCTGTATTGCCTGTAAAAGAGACGGCCCATCCAAGAAGGTCAAAATCTTTTCCACGCTCGCTTCCTTCAAATCGGAACTGTATAGCCCGACCGGAGCCTCGTACTCGGTGTCGTGTGACGACAATTGGGAACCCTGAATCAAAGGTTAAATCCTCTTCAGTAAACATAGGAAGGCGGGTGTGGCGATATACTTCATATTGTGGGCTCCACTTATTAGAGATTTGGGAATTGGCCCAACCCCACTTGACTTGCATCTTACACGAAGATGGTTTGTCCACTGTATAGTCATCTCCATCCGCTACGTAAGCCGTTTCAGTACGGCGTAGATAGGTATAGACATAAGGTGTTTGTTTGCGTCTCATGGCATCTGCAAGTAGTTCGTAGCCGGACTCAATGAATGAGTTGTAGGTGTACCCCACTCCATTAAAGCGTTCCCAGTCCACGAAGTCCCCATTGCTGATTTGGCCGAAGGTAATTGAGTTTCCATTGGCGGCACAGACAAACTTAAGGAACGTCGGGCGATACTCTTCCACAAACAAGTTAGCAACCACATCGTTTACACCGTCTGCTACCTGCACCCCATTCTCGACTACGTCTTCGGAAGACACAGAGACAGCAAGGTCAGGCGCTAGGAAGGCTCCAGTGACGTACACACCCGTGCCCGAGAAGGTCCAAGGGTAGAACGACTGTAGGGTAAGGTCGAAGTTAAGGATGCGGTTGTAGTAGTTCTGGTGCACTAGGGGTCCGTCCTTGAACAACCAGTGAACGGTGTTTGTAGACGAATCAAAGATACCCTTGACAAACGGCTTGGAGTTGCTTGGGACCGACTCGTTGAAGAAGGTCTGTATAGTTTCCTCGGAGATGTTTGTCTTATCGAAGGCCCCCTCGATGGGTCCAAACGCCCCAGACTTCTGGGAGAACGCTTGGATGCCGACCTTGGACCACCACAGGATTTGGTTGTCGGCCTCCACTACTGACTCGGGGGAGTCCACACCCACCTTGCTCAGGTTAGATACAGAAATGTCCGAGGCCGTAAAGCCGTTGGAGGTCCCTTGGATGCTCCACACCCCGTTGGGGGAGAAGACAAGAACACCATTGCCCATAGCCACCAACTTGACGCCCCGCTTCATTTCGGGAATCGGGATGGCCCCACCGTCGGTGTCGATTAGGTCTGAGATTTCCTCAGAAGTTGGGTCAGCTTCTTGATAGCAGAAACCCGCCTTTCGCTTGTTGTCAAGCACTTGAGAGTAGTATACCGTATCTCGGCAAACATAGAACGCACGTCCGAAGGCGAAGCAAACGGAGTGAGGTCTTTCTGGAACGATTTCGACGGGGATATTTGGGACACCGGACACGGCTGAGCGGTCACGTCGGAAGGCGTCAAGGACGTAGTGTCCCTTGGGGGCTTGGGTGTTTCCGAGCCAGAACTTGTCGAGAAGCGACGGATCAAAGTCACCGACCTTGATGGGTCCGTTATCAACGGCGGACTTGCCCACAAACCATTGCTTGTTGTTTCCGGGGTATCGTCTGAGGGCATTGTAGAAGTCCTGAATAGGTTTAGAAACTGGGGCCGAGAAGGTACCCACACCGCCCCACTCGTCGAAGTAGTTTACGTTGCCGATAGACCCTGAGCCCGTATTGGGGCTGATCCACCCTTGGTTTCGTAGATTGTAGTGGTGTAGGTCCGACAGGGTCGTGGGCTCATCCTGTGGGGACAATCCATCGTCCACCCCATCGAAGTCCCGAATCTGGATGTAGATACGTGAGGCCTCAATAGTGTCCGTGTCGGGTTTGTACTCAACCAATACGGGTTCCAGCTTCGGGCCCACAATAAACAGGTACCCCTTACCGGAGGCCATCTGTACGGGGCTATTAGCGGCACCTACGACACCGGCCAAGACATAGGGGGTCAGGTCAAGGGTAAAGGCTTTCTTGGAGCCCGAGATCGTGGCGTTGTCTAAGCTGTAGAAGTGGATTGTAAGACCTACTTGCACACACAACAGGTTGATGTAGTTCTCGTTCGAGGGGGTCTCCCAGCGGAACTCTGCTAGGGCTTTCTCCGTGTGGTCCATCCCGACGTCAGTCAAGACAAAGTCCTCTTCGAAGTCCACACCTAGGCGTCGGGCCCGATTCCCCTTACGGTACACCACACAGTTGTCCTCGTCAATCGAGGCGTTCTCGGGATACGTAAGCGGGGAGGCCTCAGTGATGAGCCCCTTAACGAAGGTATTGTAAAGTTTCTTTGTCTTAGCTTGTGCCATCGCTACCCGGATAAACCGCCCTTGCATACTGTTTTAGATATGAGATTAGTCGCTGCTCACATCTATTAAATGTCGTAAAATCACCTTGTAAAACTAGGGGGAGACTTCCACCGCCTTTCTTACGCACTTTCCACATACCCAGATGATTCTGAATAATCTTAAAGGAAAAGGCGTGAGGTCCTCCGCGATATGGTGTGTCTCCCCAGAACTTACCTTGCTTAAGGTACTTCGGTGTTAGTTTTAGTTTACGGCTTTTCTTCTCTTCGCTTACCTTCGGCGTCCGTAGTCTGGCGTTCGATTGTAGGGCTTCCGTTGCCCCAAGCGCCATCGGTCGTTTTGTCCTCGGACTAGCTGACGTCGAGCTGTCTGTTCCGCTTTGTTGTTCGTAATCTGTTTCTGGTTGACGAAACAAGTTGCTGTTGCCTCCGCCATTAAAAGAGGGAATTGGGTCACATCAAGATCGGGGATAAAGTTATCCGTAAGCTCGAAGATGTGGTCTGTCTGACCCCACGCCAAAGACTTAGAATGTTGTAGCGTCGTGTCCTCATCCATACTGAAGGAATCAAAGCAGATGTATTCGTTGTCAAAGGTGGTCCAGTAGGTCGGGTCTTTGTTGACACCAATCTGAAGGGTAATGCCGTTGAAATCTACAACCTCGATATATTCCTCGGGAATGGTCCGGGTTACAAACTCTTCAGGTGTGAGGTAAAATAAACTTTTGTTGTTGTACCTGACCCACTCTATGTTACGCACAGTATCCGGCAACCTCAAGTAGTTTGGGCGGCCTGTATCGTTGGTCGGCTCCAGTTGTAGCAGGGCCATCTTAGAGGGGATGTTCAGTGTTGCACAGATGTCGTAGTAGCACTGCTTAATGGTGGTTGCAACTTGCAGAGCCTCGACAGTATCCCCAATCGAGTTCACCTCGTCGCCGTCAAGGGCAGACAAGATGTCTTGGGTCATTTCTAAGAGAGTAAGTCTAGGCAAAGTTTTCAACCTCTAAAATACAGCTTACGTTTCTGAAACCTGTGTTGCCATTTGCATCTGTTGCAGTTACACGAACCGTGCGGTCATACGATACAGGGGCTAGGTCTACATCTTCTCGGATTTGGGTAGCTGCGGACGTCGGGGCACTTGCATAAGCTGGAGAGTCATCGATAATCTCCCAGAAATACGTGTAAGGAGCTGTGCCACCTGATGCTGATGCCGTAAGAGTTTGTGTAGAAACAGTCCCAACATTAGTGCGAATACCGTACCCCGATAGTGGAGTCACGGATACGTTAATAACATCATCCCGAGAGTAGTTGATAAGGGTATGTAGAACCGCTGTTATGTTACACCTGCCCCAGAGATCACCCAAACATCGGTTGCCTCTTGAACAAGGGAGCCTAAGCCACCGGCAGCCATAGTAAATGAGCCAGAGGACGTACCTCCAGCCTTGTACAGGGTCACACCAACTCCGGGCGCAACAGTGACCACACCACCGCCTACGGCGTTACGTAAAGACAAAACAGAACCCACAGAACCGTAGGTTGCCGGGATTGTCCAAGTGTGTGGTGAAGCCGAGGTGTGGCGCACAAGGTCGGCCAACTCCCCCGAGGTAAAGTTAGAAGTGGTGTCCTTAGTGGTGACTGCAAGTTGGGAAAACCGCGTGTCGTTGCCCTCAGCCGCAGTGCCTGCTGTAGTGCCGAACACCGCTGTGGCCAAGGTGGTAAGGCCCAGTAGGGTCCGCGCAGCAGCAGCCGTTGTGGCGGCCAGAATGGAGCGCCCAAAGCCGGGGGCATCAAAGAGGGCCAACGTACCAACCCCGGTAAACATCGGCACCTTATCGACAGCACCTGTGAGACCAGCCAAGGACGTTAGGTTTGTCGAGGATGCTTGAGCCCCAAGGTTGGTGCGAGCAGTAGTTGTGTTAAGGACGTCGGACAGGTTGTTGGACCGAAGCATGTCGCCCGAACCGTTGCCCGCTGGGCCCGGAGGACCTTGTGGACCAACTGGACCGGAGATACCTTCAAGGTCCACAAGTCGGACCGCATCGTTGGCATCAATAGGGGCGGGCAGGTTAATAATACGCTGGCTGTTCATGTCCAGCGGAGCGGTCATTTGGTTTGGCGTTTCCCCGTTGCGAGACAGGGTAAGCTCCATTGCCGCTTCAATAGCATCAAAGTTTTCATTGATGGCTTGTACAGCAGTAGTTTCGGACTGAAGGTTTTCGATGTTAGTCAGGGTAACTTTAGACATCGCCTTTATCCTTTTTATTGTCTAACTTAGTTTCGATACGTGTCAATGTGCTTTGGATCATATCGAACTTGTCTTTTACATCGTCCTTGCGGGCGTATGTATCGGGTAATCTTTTGAGGTCGTCTTTAAGAGCCGTAACTTCACTGTGCATATATCTGATTATCCAGCCACCCAGAAATGCCACAAGAGACAGGACGGCATTAAACAAAATGTTAATGTCCATGTTAGAGAGCCGTGTCTACTACAACAAATACAGAAGCCATAGTAACAGTGGAGGAGCCGCCGTCAGTGCGTACCTCAATTACACCGTTTGCCAGAAGAGCATTAGCTCCGGTGGGGAAAGACGAAAAAGCTTGACCAGCCGCCGAACCTGTGTGGGGTACAGTAATCGAGGAACCGACAACAGCAATGCCGTTGATTCGAGCGTCCACGATTGCGTTGGCGGTGGTAATGGCCCCGTGCAGGACCACGTGAATAGAGCGGACAACCCCAGAGATCGGGGTCAACATAAACACCGACTGGGCATTGGAGATGTCAGTAAAGTGGTGGCTGAGGACAATTCGGTTGGCGGCCCGATCAGAAGCCAGAAGGTTTTGCCACGAGCCGGAACCTACCCCGTCCGCTACGTAGACTGTTCCCGCGCCTGCTGTGGCGCAGCCTTTGGGTTCGTGGAGCTGGGCTCCGGTGAGGTTACGGTGTTCGATGGCCATTTAGTTTAGTACTTCTTTCCTAGACACTTACCTGCTTTAGCGCACTTGGCGGGAGACTTACAACCTTTACAAGGTTTGAACGACATAGACTTTTTGTTAGGCATTGTAGGGTATCCAAAAGGTTGGAGCCCACCCGAGTGTTCCGAGCGGGCTCCTAGTTCAATACAGCAGGTTAGTTATTATACAGCGTCAGCGACTGGATCGATGTACTCGATAATCATCCGACCCTTACCGGCGGTAAACGTACCAGTCGTTGAGATACCGATGAACGCATCAGCAGTACCAACACCAGCCGTACCAGCAGCAGCAGCTACTAGAGCACCGTTGCCGAAGACTCGCTTACCGACTGCGTTGACGTTAGCCAGAACAGCTTCAGTAGCGGTTACCAAACCAGTAGCTGCAATAGCAGTACCAGTCAAGCCGTACGTACCGACAGTGAACGACGTACCACCAGCAGCCGCTTCAGTGGCTACGATAGTCACACGCAGGACCGAGGAGTTAGCTGGAAGATAGCCATCACCGATGTTGAAGCCATCTTTCGTACCGTCGTTGTTCAAGTCAGTAGTGTACGAGACAGTACCAGTTGGAATACGAGCCAGATCGAAATCGACTTCTAGTTGTTTAATTGCACCGGCCACAACAATGTCGTGAACTTTGTTGGTCGCGTTAGCGGGGTCTCGGAAGTACCCGGCGAACTTGACAGTCAGGCCGTCAGCATTTTGCCATTGAGACATTATTTATTCTCCCTTAATTATGTGGATTAGCTAACAGCTGCTGGGTTGCTCAGAACAGTAACGAGGTTTTCTGGGCGGAAGATTTTCAGACCATAGCGGGCGGTCGTGACGTGCTCTTCACGTTGGAAGTCCTTGTTGTATTCAGATTCAACCTTAGGCATCTGACGCCATGCACCCACCCAAGGGCGAACATCGGAAGCAGCCGAGAAGAACAAGTTACAGACTGCGTTTGCACCAGAAGCAACTGTGCTGATGGTCTCCGACGCACCCGACTGGGCCTGACCACACAGTGGCAGGTAGTTAGAGGTGTAGACATCGAAGCCATAGATGTTCTTGACGAACCGCATACCTTGGCCGATACCGTCGCTGATAATGCCTTCCCAATGTGGGTTGTTCGAAACGTTAACCAAGTTGGTCAGCGTGTTCAAGACATACTCAGTCGAGGGGTCAACAATTGCAATCAGGTTGGTCTGAGGCACGTTAGCCTTCTTCAACGAGAACAGAGCGCGGGCAAAGTCTTCGGGACCGAGAACACGGTTGGAGTTCAGGGTTTGAGAACCGACCCAGCGGTGGGCTGCACCGTTGATGGAGTTGGCGTTACCTGCAACCTGATAACCTGCGGGGTTACCTGTCTTAGGTTGACCCTCCTTCAGGACGTCCAGTTCGAGACGCTCCTTGATGGCTCGGGCTTGCTTAGGAACAAAGCTGGAAACCAACTCGCTCATGTAGAAGCCGTCTTGCTTAGCCTTGTTCGTGATGTACGTAGCCGAGCTCAGGTAGGTGTTGATGTTGAAGTTGAACTCACCGGTGTCCATCGCGCTGTATTGGATCGCTTGGTCTTCGACGTAGTCTTGGACTTCAAGTGTGCCAATCGATGGAATGGTCAACTGGTTGCCGTCAGGGAAATCGCTCATCCAACGGACCAGACCTTCGGCCATCAGTTCGTCATACAAGACATCTTTAAGTTGATTGGACCACAGTTCACCGCGAATAAGGGCGTCTGTGTTTGCGCTGTTAAAACCAGCCATTTACGTTTCTCCGTTATTGGTAGAAGGACTCACCTTTTGCAAGGGCGTCATTCATCATTTGAGTTTGAATTTTGGGCGAATGGTACATACTTGGATTATCTTTGCGTAGTTGCTGATACCACTTGTATGTATTAGTCTTTACTCCCGTGTTGCCCATAGCTGCCGTGTTCACGGTGGAACTGGAAGATGTTTGTAGGGCTCGGGCCACCTCAGTGATACCCACAGTTTGGAAGAACGCTTTCGGGCTTCGAGCTGCTACGTCTTGTAGGAACTCTGCACCAACACCTAGTTCAGCTGCTTTCTGCTTCAGGACTTCCTTGGCCTTTTCGAGGCTGCCGTAGGTCTGAACCATTGCATCGTTTACGGTGTTAATGTTGTCTAGGCGTTTACCCTCTTCTGCGGTACGCTTAAGGGTTTCTCGAATACGGGCGTCCAAATCAATTTCTGGAGACAAAGAGTCAGTGGTTTTCTGCTCTTGTTGGGCCAGCGGTGCGCCGTTATTTCTAGTTGCAAGTTCCTTTAGCAATCGGGTTTCTTCAACCAATCGGTTCAGGTCCTCGCGCAGTTGCTTGGGTTCCTCTTTAAGTTGTTCAATAAACCTGTCGGACTCGATCTTAGCTTTGGCCAAATCTTCTGGGGTCTTAAACTTCTTACCTTCGCCTACTAGGGTCTCGTACAACGAAGCGGGGGTTTCATTCTGTGCCTGTTGGTCTTCGGCACCTTCTTCAAAAATAGACATTATCTCTCCCGGTCAGGATTCACTTCAAGCAACAGCATTACTTCGCGTAAGGCCCGCACATAGCCGTTTTGGTCAGCCTGCTTGTGGGACCAAGAAGGGGAATCGTAGTCGTTGATCCTTACCTTCTCTGCTTCTTTAACTATATTATACACAATTTCACGAGCTTTGTCAAGAACTATTTTACTACCAATTACAGTTTGCTTAAATTGGGACCGCTCCGGCTCCTTGAGGCCCGCCAGCCATTGCGTTTGGATCATTGGGGTTTCCTTGTGGTTGCATCTGTTCCATCACCATTTGTTGGGCTGTCTGTGCCAACTGGGTGGTCTCGAGTTGTTCGGTAACACGCACGTTGTCTTGGACTAGCTCAAAGCGTTCCATGCCCAACAGTTGCTCCATCAACTTGGCCAGTTTCTTACCCGAGATGTGGGCGTTCACTGCTGGGTCTTGTCCCAAGGCGCTGGTGGCGAACTGCGTTAGGTTCTGGATCATGTTGGCGTTACGGGCAAAGTGTCGAGCACCAACTGGACGAATCTTACCTTTAGCGGTAATGTCTTCCTTGGTAATCTTCATGAACTCGGCCATACCTAGCTCTTCGTCAAAGACACGAATCATATCGCTGGCACCCATGTTGCGGCGTCCAATCTCCAGCATGGAGTTCAAGACGGGCTCGATGAATACCTTTTCGAAGTAGGTAGTCTTGTTGGTAAAGATACGCTGGGCCCCGTTCTCCAGGATCTGGACCTCGTAGGCCGTCTTCTCGCCGGGGGTGCGTTGACCCATAGCTTGCTTAGGTGCCCCCGCCATCTCCTCCATCTTGGCCTCGTACAGAGCAATCTGTGTGTCGGCGTTCAGCATGGTGGTGTCGGGGCGCATGAACTCTACGTTACCCTCTTCCGAGGCGTAGATACGTTCACCGGGCCCGTACTCGAAGTCTTCAACGTATCCGGTAATCTTCATCACTGGGTGTACGATCAAGTCAAAGGCGTCGGCTTTGGCGTTCTCTAGGTGGTCGATGCGATATTGCATACCCACTAGGTTGTCCAAGGGGCCCATTGCATACAGGTTGTCTGGACGTAGACGCCACCCTACGTGGAAGATAGGGGGTTGGCCCAACCAAGAGGGGTGACTGGCTTCGCGGGCCACGTATGAGCGGTCCACGATGGTCACAACTTGGTTGCGCTTAAGTTCTTGGGAATCTGGGTCGTAGATGTCCCCATAGAAGTCGAGGATTTCTACCATATCCGATTGGAAGTAGTTCAACCACGAGTCAAAGCCATCCATCTGGAACCCAGAGTTCTTAGCTACATCGCCTTGGGAGATACCGGACATCTTGTGCCGTCCCTCGACAACCCGATCTAGGATGTCTTGGGCGTAACCCATGTCTGGGTTGTCCATCATGTCTGCCTTAAGGGACCCGAGTGTCTTCAGGGACCGGATGATCTTCGGGGTATCTACCCACGTCGCTGCGGTTGGATTAAAGACAATATCAAGAGGGGAGATGCGGCGTAGTTTGGGGCCCGTAAAACCTGCAATAGGTTCCCCCGTTATGGGGTCTTCCGCAAACTGGACAATGAAATCCACAACACCAAAACAATTACCGTAGTCAATAAAGTCCAGAACAATGCGGCTTACCTCCGTTTCAAAGTCCCCAAGGCGCATCTTATTGGTCAGATACGCTTCGATGGCTTGGCGCTTGGGCCCGGTTTCGGAGTCCTCATCGTCCCCCTCCCAGATAATGGGTCGGTCAGTTGGGAATAGGGCCGCCATGTAGTTGGCGTGTAGGTTGTCCCGAATCTGGCACAGCTTGGGGATGTGCACCGAGTTCTTCCACGGCAGGGCCTCATTAGTGGTACCTCGTGTGTCCGTGGCAAAGATGTAGTCTCGAATCTCCTTCTTTTCCTCGAGCCAGTTGTTTCGCATATCCTCCCACTCTTGGTATTGAGTGGCAATCTGATACGCAAGGGCGTCTGGCCGAATCAAGTCAGTTAAGTCGAATGTTTGTCTAGGCATATTAGAACCTTACTCCGCCGAAGCGTCTGTCGTAAATAATGTTACCTTGATTCCGTTGTCGGGCAAGGTTTCCAGTTGGTGGTACGCTAATTTCAATTGCAGTTGCTAACGCGTCCATGACGTCATCGTGGGCCGGATTGTGGGCAATTAGTTCGTCCTCCAAGATTTGGCAGTTACCACCTAAGTAGTGCCACACACTTTGGTTGTCGTACTTGGGCTCTAGGATAGCACTTAGGCGCTCTTCCTTGGACCCTTGGTGTCTCGTTGGTTTTACCTCAACAATAGACAAAAAGAGACCGTTGGGGCGGATATAGGCATCCTTGAGTTCGTTCACGATTGCCTTCTGGGCTGCCGTGACTTCTGCCGCCAACTTCCTGAAGTCCCACTTAACGTGGAGGCTCAGGATGTGTTCGTAGTATTCCGACACACGTTCCGACTTAAATCGGTCAATGTCCAGCACGTAGATCATTCCGTCTTTGTCTACCCCGATAACCACGATGGCGGTATAGTCGGCCCGCTTGCGTAGGGAGTAAGCAAAGTCAACAGAAGCAAACACGTTCAGCTTGTTGTTCTTGTAGTACCAAGCCCCATTGTCGTTGGTCAGGAACTTTTTATCGTAGTACTGGAACTTGTCCCGCCCAATTCGAAGTTCGCCCGGATCGTTGGGGTCATTGTAGTACTGGGCCCGGAATTGGGTCCGGTCGATGTACTGGGCCCGCTTCTTGGCCAAGATTTGGCGGTCAAAGCCGAACCACTTACCGTCTGAGCGCTGTTGGCGGGGCCACAGAAACTCCCCGGTGCCGTCCCCAGCGTCTTCCACCTGACGTTCGAAGATTTCGTAGATTGGTTCGCTGCCGATCAGCTCCCCTTTCTTGTTGTATATGTCTTCATCCATCTTAGCCATGTCGGCATAGAGGTCGTTAGGGTGATAGCGAGTGCCACAAACCCACTCCTCGGCGTCTGCGCCTTCGATAGAAGACAAAAGAGAGTATTGGCGACGTACTTTGTCCCGCCCGTCCTCCGTATACGCGTTCTCAAATACCACGATGTCGTCCAGAACCGCGATGTCACAGTGCAAACCCGTTAGGGAGGTGGTCATACCCCCGGTAAACACTGTTGGGTCCCGTACGGCCTCCTCTTTGCGCTTGGGATGGTCTACCGAGATTTCGGTATTGGTCCACTTTTCGCGCTTGCCCTCGTCTACGTGGGTCATGTCTGGCCAGTAGCGACGGTAGATAGAGGTATCCAGAATGTCCTTGATCATCTTCAACTGCTTTTCAGCCAAGTTGGAGGTAGCGGACACGTATAGGATGCGTATGTCTGGTCGGCGGGTAATCTCCCACGCAACTCGGAACGCAATCATCCGACTTTTGCCGTGATCCCGAGGTAGCAATACCATTTGGTGCTTCTTTCGGTCTTGGCGGGTCCACCAGCGGCAAAGCTCGGTGTGCACGGACCCAAGTACCTGTTTGGGGGCAATCAGCCTGATGAACGTTTCTAGGTCATTCTCAGCCGACTCCCGGATGTACTGCTGGGCGTCAGTCTCTTGGATTACGTTTACCGGCGCTTTTGGTCCGGGGGAACGACCTGTTGGCTTTGCGACTTTGGACTTGCCAGTTGCTCCGCGAGTTGTTGAGCGCGTTGCCGTCTTTGTGGTTGATGTCTTTTCCGTCACCTTTGCGTACCTTCCCGGCTTTGATCATGTGCCGTCTGGCTTTATTTCGGGCAACCCTTTTGGCCACCTGTTCTGGTTTCTTTTGATACTTAGCTTGAGCTCGTTTCTCAGCTTCAGTTGCTCTGGGCATTATTCACCTGTGTTGTTATTAATAAAGCCGTAGCCTGTTCGTCCCAATCAATGGGGTCACCTGTTTCAGGGTCAAGTAAGAGTACTTGAAACCTAGTGCCGTCTTCGTGTGTAATAAAAGCAAAACGGTCGTCTACTATATTAACTGGCATCTAAGCCCCCATTGCAATAGAACCGATTGTAAATCGTGTCTGTAAAGTGGCACCATTTGTGAAACCAACGCGTACGTAACGCCACGAAGGTTGTAGAATAATCTCAGCAAACTGGCCACCACCGGTAACGGCTGCTGTCGCGGTAGACTTAACACGTCGCCAAACAGAGTTATCACGGGAGGCTTCAACCCAAAGGGTGCCCGATTGGTCGCTTTCCGCACTAACCCTAAATTCTTTAGCGAAGGTTGCTGCGTTAGCAAATGCAGTTGCCGTTGCCGTTACAAGCAAGTCACGAGATGTGCCCGTGAACGTAGCGTTTGCAGCTAATACTGTGGAGCTGTCATCGTACCAAATACCGTGGGCTGCTTTAAAACCGACCCGAGCTGTACTTGCACTTAAGGCCGCCGCCGCCGTACCAATTATAGATGTTGGTAGCGGATTAGCAGCACCTTGAGCCCTAACACCCTGTAGATAAACCGATTGGTTAGCATACTGTTCAACTGTTACGTGTCCAAGTGTCCACGTTGTTGTAGACGCAGGTGCCGTGGTGCCGTTGTACGACCACAAAAACACGTGGAATTGTGTGGTGGGTTCGGGAATGTTTTCGTATCGACTTGCCCGAACAGTATAGTTAGGGGTGGTTGATGTTGCCCGCAACGCATCGTGGAGCCACGCGTCACGCCCAGTCAGTTCGTTTTGTAGAATTGTACCGGGTGAAGCTGTGGTGTTAATTGTTGCCGTTGTATCCCCCGTGGCCCAACCATTACGCTGGACATCCCACGCAACGTTGGTTGCAGTTGTCCCGGTAAGCAGGTTACGCACATAGTTACGTCCGAAGAGGGTCAGCGTACCTGTACCAGAGGCGGGCCAACCAGCAACCGTAAAGGTAATGTTGTCTCCTGAAACTGCGGAGATTGCATACCGTCCCGGTACACCAGCAGCGCCTGTAATAGCACCTAGAAAAACAAACTGGCCCACCATCGTGGCGTTGAAGTTAAGGCCAGAGGTAGCAACGGTCACACTTGTGCTGCTGTTAATAGTGTACGTCAGGCCCTCACCAAGGAGGTCAGCCAAGATAACAGCAAAGTTTTGGTTTGCGATACGTTGTGAGGCCACGATTGAGGCCCGCAGTCGCATGGAGCCCCAGTATGTGTTAACTGACCGAGCAAGGAACTCAGCGTTTGTCGTTGTCCCTGTCAGGATGTTAAGTGCGCCACTTGCTTGGTTATAGGTGACCCCAGTGCCCACCCGTGGGGTTTGGACAAAGAAAGAATCTAGAACTGACGCACCGGAGGCCGAGAAGCCAGCCGTCTCTATCCGTTGAGTTGCCGCAACAGGTAGGTGGTTAGTATTTGAGACCGCTTCCCCGTCAGGTAAGACAAGAGCAGAAGCCGCAACAAAACCTTCTGGTACGTTGTAACCTGCTCGTCGGATATACCTAAGTTGGTCTTGTGTTTCCGGGATACCAAGTAATCCACGATACATTAGAAATCACCCCCAAAGGCGTGACCAATGAAGGCCTCAGCGTTGTGGGGGGCAAAACCCAACTTGTGGGTACCTTCGAGGACAAAGATTTGACCCGCAAACGACAGGTCGATTTCAGCACTGAAGGCAGGCACCGTAGCTGAGGCCGTAATAGCGGTCACCGCCACCTCGCGCCAAAGGCGATAGTCAGTGCCGTTAAAGATGTACAGGCGCACAGTGCCTGCTGTTGTGGTGCCCTCTGCCGTAATTTCAATGCGGTCGATCTTTCGGGGGCCCGAGCCTGTGGGAACAATATCAACAATTGTACCTGTACCGTCACGATTTGTGTTGGCAGCAGTTGCGCGGCCTCTGTAGTATCGGGGGGTGCCGACAAAGTTTGGGGTGGATGCCATCGGTTAAACCTTAAAATATGTATGGGTTAAAGTATGTCGCAGGGGCACCATTAGCAGCGTTCAAGGTTGTCCCAGACATGGATAGGTTGGTGCCAAGACTAATTGGGGTTAGATTACCCGTTTCGCCCCGCCCAAATAGTTGAGAGGTAGACAAAGAAACTTCACCTACGTCACCAAGGGTTGCCGAGGATCGGGCCAGAACACTGTTGGCCGCGACGTCTTGTAGCTTAGAGTAGGTAACCGCCGCCGCGTCAATCGTCCATGTTGCGCCAGAGCCCGACACCGTGATGTCGCCCTTGTCACCATCTGCAATGCTTGATCCGCCGGACACAGTGCCCCAAGACACATCAAAATCAGTAGAACTGTTCTTGATAAGGGCTTGACCAGTGGAACCACCAACAGGTAGCGACGACTCAGGGATAGGTATTTCAATAGAAGACCCAACCAAATCCACCAACTCTTGGACAGTGGCCCGTCCATTGGAGACTCTTTGTGATACGGGGTGTACCCGCCTAAAGATAAAAGTGTCGGTTGAGTTAATCATTTTCTAGCACTTCCACGCTCTTAGGGCCAAAGCCTTACGGGTTGGTCTTCCCTTTTCGTCTTTCATTGGACCCTTTACCCCAGACATACGGGCACAGAAAGACTTCTTACGTCCGGCGTCCTTTTTTGTCTTTGGGTTCGGGGCAGGGGGTTTTAGGTTGGCACCTTCTTTACGCTTAAAGTACGCACGTCCGGCTGCATTGAGGCCCCCTTTAGGGTTTTGATATTTCTTAGCTGGCATTACTTACCTATTCTTTTAACTAATACTACGTGCGCCTTGGACGTTGCCATAAGCTACCGCCACAACAGCCGTGGCGTTGGCCGCTACACCTCGACGGGTCACCGAAAATGGTAAAGTAATTGCCGACCAAGTTGCTCCATTGTCGGTTGATCGGGCGGCTTGGTTTGTACTGTCATCCGCAACCGCTATCCAAGTGTTTCCGCGCGCTGCAACCGAGGTCCAGCTTCGAGAGGCAGGTAAAGTGATTGCCGACCAAGTTGCACCACCATCCGTAGAGCGTGTCGCTTGATCGGTGCCCCCTGCAACCGCCACCCAAGTCGTGCCGTTGACTGCTACGCCGCGCCAGTCCCTAGAGCTAGATAAGGTGATATCCGACCACGTTGCACCACCATCCGTAGAGCGTGCCGCTTGGTCTGTTCCACCGCCGCCGCCTGCAACGGCCACCCAAGTTGTGCCGCTTGCCGCAATACCTTTCCATTGCCGAGAAGCCGACAGGGTAAGTATTGACCAATTCGCGCCGTCATCAGTGGATCGTGCAAATTGGTTGCTGTTGTTTCCGACAACCACCCAAGTCGTGCCACTCGCCGCGACCGCCCACCAAGCATGAGATGCAGGCAAACCAATGGTACTCCAAGTTGCGCCGTCGTCAGTTGATCTTTCCGCGCCATTGGTGCCGCCGATTGCAACCATTATCCATGTTGAACCACTTGCCGCTATATCAAACCAAAGTCTTGCAGATATACCAAGGGATACTGCCCAAGTCGCACCATTATCGGTTGACCTTGCATGTTGGTTTGAACTTTCGCAACACGCCACCCAAGTTGTGCCACTGACCGCTACCGCGTTATAACCAAGCGCTCCCGATGGTAAGGTAACAGCAGACCAATTGGCCCCAATAGGGGTTTCAGCGGCAGGTCCCGAACTTCTAACTGTACTGAGTGATAAACCTAACATCTTAGTCGTAAATCGCTACCCAAACACCAGTGCTCACCCCTACTGACTTGCAGACTAGAGGCACCACTTGGAGGGCCCCCGCGCCTGAAATAGAGATGGCCGTGGAGGAGTTAATGGGGGTACACGCCATGTTGCCTGCGCTGATGCACATAAGGGCCTTGGGCGGGATCGTAAAGGTCTCCCCGGCTGGGTTCACAACTACAGCGTGCTTGCCGTGGGAGACGTTAGGGGATGTGTAAGGCATCATGAGAGTTATTTACCACCTTTGATAAGTTTAAGACCGCCGATACGTTCTAGGTCTTCGTTTGTCTGTTCGCTTAGGTTTGCCAACCGTTTCAGCTCCCCCTTCAGTTCTTCCTTGGAGGGTCGCCCCCGAGCCGTTACCTTGTCCCAGCCCGCTTCGGCCAGATACTTGGAGGCTTGCAAGGCTTGGGTGTCGTTACCCTCGTCGGCAATCTGCTTGATCTTCTGGATGGCGTCGGCCCGGTTCTTCATGTTGAGCTCTCGTACCCACTGGTCGAACGCCTCTTTGAACCACGTGGATTCTAGGAGACGCTCGAAGTGTCGGTAGGAGTCAAGATACTTCAGGGCCCACGCGTACCCGGTTGGGTCGCCCTCGTGGACGAAAGACCTACGGGCGTTGATGAGACCCTCGACGTCGTTGTGTAGGGAGAACTTTACGTCGGTCCCCTTTTCACCGGGGGCCTCTAGGAATAGTGCTGCTGTTTTCATGTTACGATGTCACCACGGGTAGCGCTTCTGATACGACACGCCAGTTTGCGTTGTCTCGGACGACCAGTACACCTGTTCCCACACCCGGCCCCTCTCCAGTCTTCCGCCCATTGGCGGCAAAAGCTATTTGACCTTCAACAACGTCAATAGGTAAGTTGGCTACTGTATAAGAGCTAATGCCTAGCGGGGCGTTTTGAGCCGAGAACTCATTGTCAGCAGAATTTAAGAAACCAAACACTTTGGTTGCTGCGTTTGCACTGATACCCGTGTTTGAAAAACCACCAAAAATAACAATTGATGGTGATGATGATGACACAAGGATTGAGTTTAGCGTTATTCCGCTAAAGTGGTTTGGTCCAACAAATATGTTAGATGCACCGGGTTGAATAGACAACGCCCTTTCTATCCGATTATTACCCACCCAACGGTTATCGGTAACAGTAATACCTGTGCTTAAACCGCCAATCAACACGCTTTCAGTTTGATTGCCAGTCCCAGCAGCAGAAACCCGATGAAACAAGTTTCCAGAAATGATACCCTCACTTGCCCCCATGTTTATTGACATTCTAGAGGAGCCGGTATTGTAGAATGAGTTGCCCGTAATTGACCACCCCCTAGGCCCACCATCAAAGTAAAGTAGGTTTCCGGGACCCTCCAAAGTGTTTCCTGTGACGGTAATCCCAATGGGTGTTGCAGAAGCATCTCCCGCCACAACAATCCCAGCAAACGAGGGGTTAGTGGTTGTGATATTTTCGATTGCGTTACCCGTGATGGTGATTAAATCGCAACTATCTGGGTTGAGAGGATTTGTGTTGAGCGCAATGCCTGCCCCATAAGGTGAACGGATGATATTGCCAGATGTAACACCAGCTCGATCAAACATTTCAATGGCATAAGAAGTTGATCCTATAATTAGGTTATTGGATACAACATTACCTTTACCCGTACAAGAAAGACCAAAATCACCCGCTAAACTCATATCCACAGTATTGTTAGAGATGATCCCGTTGTTGCTATCAGTCCAAAACTCAATACCCAGCTGGTCATTAGCATGTTCAACGGTTTGCGTTATGCTATTGTTTGTACACTTCCAGCCACCGACCAGTGACCTGATACCAATACCAGCGGACGCTGTAATACTGCCACCACCACCTTGAATACCAAAGTTTATAATAGTGTTACCGTCTACAATGCCATCAGCAGGGCTTCCCAAGATTGTTGTGGGGCTTAGGAAGCAGAAGATAGCGAAGTCGCCAACATTTTCAAAAAAGTTATTTAGACACTTAAATCGATGAGCTGGTCCAACAGAACGAACGCCCATTGATTGACAGTTTACGAATTTCATCCCTTCAATGGTCACATCTGTGGCAAAGTTTAAGAACTCAGATGCGTTGTAGAAATATACTAGGTTTGCACTGTTACCGTCGATAGTATAACCACGATGAACTGCACCAACTGCGCCACTGTTAATTGTGATTAGGTTGCCACTAGCCGTGGCTGAGTGGGTCCATATTGTACGCCAGTCGCCTTGTACAATTTGTCCGGCAGTATTTTGAGTTACCAAACCCGCTACAAACCTTCCAGAGGGTAAGCGAACATGGTAGCCGGAATTTAGTGCCCGTTGCAGTGCCGTAGTATTAGCTGAGGCGTCCGATTCATTAGAAGACAGCACAAGCCCAAACCAAGAGGCGTGCACCCACCCATCGTTTATTTGTCTTACCCACCGGCCCGTGGCTGTGGCATCTTCCTTGACCCGAGTGCCGCCGTTGTTATCGTTGAGGACACTTGTGCTATCCCAGCGGAAGAAACCCCCACCGTCCCCGGTGGTGTGGTTAGACAAAAGCTGAATTACGTCTGGGCGTCCCTCGGGCCACGTGGTGCTACGCAAAGTGGCCACGTTGGCAATGGTTGCGATGTTGGCCACCACGTCGATGGTCACCGAACCCGCCACCACGTCTTGCAGGCGGACCGCGTCGGTGAGGTTAATGGGGGCCCCAACGTTGATAATCCGATTGGAGTTCATGTCCAACGGGGCCAGCATCTGGTTGGGGGTGGAGCCGTCCCGACTCAGGGTGTTCTCGAGCTCCCCGGCAATTTCCGCAAAGTTCTGGTTGAGCTTGTTAGTGGCCCGGAACCCGGACAGAATAGGAGACAAAGTAACTTTGGGCAAACGGTAGAACCTCCGGCGCGGGTTAATAGAAGAGAAGAGCAGAGCAACGGTCTGCGACCTAGTAAGACAAAAAAAGAATAGGGGGGACCCGCCTATATGGGTATCCCATATTGTGTGTCCCAATTGTGTAAGAGAACTAATAGATAATATATTAATTAATAATTAGCTTCTTTCATGTATCCCCTTTATAGGTATATTATACCAAAAAGAGCCCCCGATGTCAAGAGGAAAAAAGAGAAGACAAGAAAATAATAGCAGTCGTGTTCCCCGAGGTGTGCATCAATACGGAGTATGCCCCCGACCTCGGGACCTGTCAAGCCTACCTACTGTATCCGGGGGCGAGTATCCGGGAATTTCTGTGAGAAATATTGTGGGTGTGATATGCAATAATGCAGCAACCCCGACCCCCCACACCCCCCGTCCACAACCTAAGGTAGTCACGGGGCGGGAAAACTATTTAAGGTTGATTGAACGAGGGACGCTGAACATTTTATATAGCGTTCAGTGTGTAGTATATACTATTCTATGTTCTATGTTCTTTATTCTAAATGAAATATTATTCATTCGTTGTTGTGTGTTACACACTCACCAGTCACACAGGGCGGTTACCTACTTGTGGTTGTTATTGTTTTGTCAAGGTATCAAAGGTTAAAATGTGCAGTAAAACTGGGAAGATACAACCATAGATTGCCGAATCAACACCGGTGAACCACAGGTTGTATTGGGGCGGTCTGGGCTGGGTTACCCACAAGTAATGGGGCCTATACATTATACTATATATAAAGACACCTAAGGTTGTAGAATCAGAGCCGGTTAACCCTAGATAGGTGATTTGCACAACCTTAGCGATTTGGGTCAAATCAGTCATATTTGGGAGCGTGAACAAACACAGAACAAAACATTTTATCTGCACAAAAACATTGAATAAAAACAATGACATGTAAAATAATTTGAAAAAATGTGCATTTTACATCCTTAGATAGCTTGAACCAGGCAATCAAGGCTCGTAAAGTCCAATTGTCAGCAACGGGCTGACACACATAGACGGTTGGTACGATTTCCACGACGCCATAATTCCGTCCACCGATAGGGGAAGTATGCAAGATGCGACCTGATAAGCGCACTAGGCAAGCCGCCCTCTTGGCTGATCCACAGGCTCTTGCCTTGTGGGCTGAGAGAAAGCGTGCCCGAGAAGTCCAAGCAATCGTGAAGTCCAATCAAGGTGCTAAACATGAGCACCTTAACTGGAAGCGCGACAAGTCCTTTGACACTAATCATGTCAAGAGTCTCACACCTTTCTACACAGTCCGCGTAATGTGGAATGAGAAGGGTAAGAGCGGTCAGCCCGCGTCAACGGGGGACTATGATTCTAAGAATCGAAACCCCGAATACTTGGCTCTTAAAGGTCGTGCAATTGCGCGTTGCCCCCTAGCCAAGTAGTCCCCTATCGGTCTCACCCCGCTTTAATTTGCGGGCGGGGTGGGCCTAACATATCAGTCATGGTCTGTCCGGCGTCCCTTGGGCGTCTTAGATGGGCCATGTCCAAGAGCGGTTGTTCCGCGCGCCTAGATGGCTGGCCTTGTGTTTCCCCTAGCGGGTGCACCTTGGCCTCGCCTATCCCTAAGCCGTGAAAACATAATTCCGACCCCGAAGCCCGACCCCTAAGCAAGGTCTAACGCACGCATTCCGTAATTGGTAAAGCGTGGGGCTTGTCGAGCGCGCCTAGCAAACGCACCTAGCTCGATCACACGCACGGCTAATTTGCGTGGCAATGGCCCCATTGTTTTGGGGTCTTGGAAGGTGTCTCGTGCAATCATTGGGATTGTGGGACGCACCTTCTAAGGGGTGCTAGTTATGCAAACTGTAGTTATGCGCGACCTTTCCGGTAATGTTCGTCGTGAGTATATCTTCCTCTACCCTGAGGATGATTGCGGGCCTTTGTGTCATATAAATTGCGTTAGGTATCGCACCTCTCGTCCAATCTATATGCACGCCTTAATGGAATGCCTAGAGAACGACGTCCGCGATTGGACCAAGCATGGCTATACTTTCACCTGCTACATAGAGGAACGCTCTGATGTCCAATGAATCCTACCGCCAAGCCATCGAGTCCTACATCAAGTCCGGTGGCCAAATCACTATCTGCCCTGCCCAACGTGCGGCGGGTGCAGTCCCTGTGTCTCGCAAGGACACACCACGCCGTCCTGATTGGATGGCTCAACGCCGTTCGGCTTAACCTTTTAGAAGCAAGGAAACACGCAAATGGAATTACAAATCGACGTTGCCGCCCTGCCAACCACCAAGCAGGTCAAGAAACAAATCACCTTTATCGGTACCGCTGGTGCTAAGTTAGACAAAGCAATCCATGAGACGGCTCTTGCTTGTCTTGGCCACGCGGCCCAATATGGCGACACCCGCCTGTTTGCTGACCTATACGGGGCTATCTCTAAAGGGGGCCGCCGTAAGGCCCTTGTAGCGTGGGCTATGAAAAGCTCGCCTTACTTCCTGTTTGATGATCCTAAGTCCGGCCTTCGCTTCGGCCTCTATAAACCGGAAGTCAAAGCCTATAAGGATTGGGACTGGGACACTCTTGCTAACGTCCCCTTCTATGAGCAGGAAGAGGCGTTGCAAAGTGACGTTGACAAACTCAAGGCCCAGCTTGACGCCATCATGACTGCGGGTGACGTGGGCAAACTCATCCTTGCTCTTGCCACCAAGCTAGAGAACACCCTCGAAGGGGGTGAAGCTGCAAAGGGGAAGGTGGTTGCCAATGATGACCGCGAGAAGGTTGCCGCTAAGGTGGCTGCCCTCAAGGCCCTAGCCGCCTAAGTGATACGCCTATGTGGGGACCCCTAGTCGGGTCCCCGCTTTTACTGTTCCCTATCAGTCATAGCCTATACGGCGTCTCTTGGAGACAACGATGGACACTTTACGCACCTTGAGGGCCATCGAGGAGGCCCTAGACACGTTGGAACCTCGCACCACGGCATATCAACGCCTAGAGGCCCAACACAACAAGGCCCTAGCTGCAAATGCCGACCTACTTGAGGTCATTCGGGGCTTGCGCCTTGACGTGGCCAGCCTTACGAGCACCCTTGAGGGACTCCAGCGGCGGGTGGTGCGGTTCGAACATATCGGCAACGCAATTGGGGAGATCGTCTGACATGTCACTGCTTAAAATCGGGGATGTTGTATACCTACCTTGTATGAAGGACGGCACAATATACCTTTCAGAGCTTTGCAACGATGCTGATACCTCAATTCAGGATCACATCGACGCATCTGGGAACGATCCCGACTACATCCTTGAGCTTCGAGCGGTACGTATCGGCAAACCCGCTCACTCTATCAACTGGGGTAAATCGTAACCCCAAGGTCGGGGGGCCTCCTATATAGGTGATAATAATCAATAGTTATATCCCCCTATATTGGCCCCCCTACAAGAGATATTATATCACAACCTGAAGGAACTGTCAACATGAAAACACACATTAAGTCCCGCCCCGCTCCAGTTGCCCCCCAAGGTCGCATCAAGACCGCTGCTTCAGTGAGCCCCGCCGAGTTGCGCCGCCAAGTGGTGGAGTATCGCGGCAAGGTGAGCCCCTTGGGTGCCAAGTTGCAAGCTGCTGTGTGGGCCCGCTAAGATGTCCCGCTACACAACTCTTGACTTTCTCACTGACCTTTGCGGGGGGCTGCTCATCGTGGCCCTCTTCGTTCTTTTCTTCTTTGTCTTATAACTAAGGAGGAGTTATGATCTACGACGCAGATAGGTTGACTGAGCTCGTTGACTCGGGACCCGTAGAGGGGGCGTACCTCACCGACCATCAGGCGTACCTCCTAGATCGAGCTATTATCTGGTCCGTTGTGGAGGAGAACTATCCCCGTTTATGGCCGGGGCTTCTGGCGGATATACACGACCGGACCACGCCGATGACTATGGAGGTGCTTGAAATCCTTTGGGAGCTCAACGGCTCGGCCCCTGTAACGGAGGGAGGGGAGGACATCTGGCTGTGAACGACTTTATACTAAACCCTAATGCTCTAAGCAAGCTGGTTGACTCAGGCCTTGAGGTGGGGCTAGAGCTAGGACATCACCAAAGAACTCTACTTAACAGGGCCCTAGACTGGGCTAAGGTTGAGATGGCCTATGGTCTGCGCAGAAGTATCATGCTGGACCTGTACTACGGGTCTCTTCTTACACAGGAGGTAAGGGACGTGATCGTCGGACTCAATGATGGGGCTGCTGAACCCGAAGAGGACATCTGGCTGTGAACATTTTCTTTCTTGACTACGACCCCGTTAAGTGTGCCGAGTACATGGTTGACAGCCACGTGTCCAAGATGATTCTTGAGACGGCCCAGTTACTCAGCACGGCACACCACGTACACAATAGCCCCACGGCCAAGTTCATGTACAAGCCAACACACCAACACCACCCGTCTGCTGTGTGGACCGCGAAATCAGTCATCAACTACCAATGGCTCGTAAACCACTTCCACGGCCTCGCTGGCGAGTTTTCTTATCGGTTCGGTGGTAGACATCACAAATCCTATGACGGGCTTGTAGACGTGCTTTGTGAGCCACCACGGGCCATCTCAGACCTTGGGCTAACTGTGCCGAAGCCTGCAATGGACCTTGAGTACATGGTTGGCAAGGGTCACACGTGGGATTCTGTAGTGCTTAGTTACCGCAACTACTATAAGTTAGGCAAACGCGACTTGCACAAGTGGACAGGTCGCCCCAGACCGGAGTTTTGTTGATATACCGGGAAAACCCCTTTTTCGAGAAGACCAGATGGATGAGATACGACGGTTAGTTGTAGACTTAGATATTTTCGGCAATCATTTCGTAGTACATGATGCACACGCTGGGATGATGATCGAAGCTAACCCTGGGATGATTATCGTAGGTAATCATATAGACTGGACTTCAACATCTAATCGGGCAGTGACACCCCCACTTGAACCGCCAGAGGAGGACATTTGGTTGTGACAAAAATACTTGACGCAGCAAGGCTGCAACGGATCGTTAACTTTGACCCAGAACCCGGTTCTAGAATCTATAGGTGGGGTCTTGGTTGGGACCTACAGCTGGGTTTTGAGTGGGCCACTACCCCTCAAGGTTACGACTACTGGTGTAAAAAAGCTTATGGCCAAATGAAGTGGGCCAAGAAGGACACTAAGTTCTTGCGAGAGTTACTTGGGCTTAACGAAGAGGAGGACATATGGCTATAATACGATCCTGCCTTGTAAGAAGTATAGGACGTACCCTATACAGGGCTGACTTCTCATTGTTTGAAAATAATCCGACCACATATCTCACCATGACATCTGTTGAGAAAGGTCTAGTGTGGATTGGTACTACACGTAGCTTTGAGTGGGAAGGTGATGATCTTCACGTGTACGGTTTTATCTTTAAATATCTCGGTGAGTTTGGTGAACAACAACCCCCTGAAGAGGACATCTGGCTGTGACGTATCACCCTTGCGTCAAAAGACCTACTGAGCTTGAGTATTTAGTCCTTAATGCACAAGTGGGGGGTGTACTGACCCATAGATGTCAACAAGCCTTAGATCGTGGGATGCGATGGTCCTCCTCAGAGGAGGGTCACAATTTCTGGAAGGAGTTTTACAGAGAGGAGAGGAACTGGACAAACTATGCTGCGGAACGAATCCGATTTTATTCAAACCTCATTTCACCACCACCTGAGGAGGATATATGGCTTTAGGTTTACACCCCTGCGTAACTAAAGCTACGAACCTTCAAGCACTTTTGGAAGTTGGTCTTGTTGAGGGTGAGTTTCTTTCAGAAGATGTATATGAGCTTCTTAACTTTGGTATGCACTTTGTACGTTCAAATGAGGGCCACGAGTATTGGTACGATCTTAACCCAAAGCCCTTCTACGGTATGGGACAAGGCCGTGCTATCCGACCTTGGAGTGAGGAAGATCATAAGAAGATTGAAGCTTACTTAGGTGACTACAAGACCCTGCTACAACCTGAGGAGGACATCTGGCTATGAAAATTCGTAATATGGAGGATTTTGACAACCTAATTTCACTTACACCCACAGGTGACTTTATACCTAGACATTGTAGGGGCTACTTACTAAGAGCGTTTGACTGGATTACATCTGAAGAAGGCGATCCTTACTGGTGGGCTAGGTACCGAGGTGCGGAAAAGTACACAGAGGCTGATAGGACATCACTTATCCACCAAGGCTTAGGAGTTGGTGCTACAACCAAATCGGAGGATATATGGCTTTGAATATATCTTTACAAACAGCGATGTACGTTGCTGACAGCACATACCCCAGACTTGCGAAACTTTTGCAAGGACTGGACCCCGAGGTGCGCCGCGAAGCTGCGGTAGAATGGCGGACCAATTATCGTAAGTGGGTAGGTAACCCCGACAAACAGGCCGCCAAGGCTGCGGAAGAGGAGTACTTCAAAAAATGGTAATAGCTTCGCCAACGGTCGATGCGACCTGTAAGGTATTTGTAGAAGACGACGACATGCTTGTTGGGCGTATGCTCGAACGTGAGTTTGGGTGGCAAGTCGTTGAGGACCCCACCGAGGCCAACGTAATCGTGTTCACAGGTGGTGCCGACGTAAGCCCCCACCTGTACGGGGAAGACAACGTAGCATCAGGGACAAGCAGACGGCGGGATGACAACTGTATTTACCTGTTCAAGGAGTTCCCTGATGTGCCCCGTATCGGCATCTGTCGGGGGGCCCAGTTCCTGAACGTCATGAGTGGGGGCCGTATGTGGCAAGACGTAGACGGACACACCCGAAGCCACCTAGTCAAGGACACACGGACACTGCGGGAATACTTCTGCACGTCCACCCACCACCAAATGATGCGGCCCAGCCCAGATGCGGCCATCATAGGTGTTGCCGCCGCCCCGCTATCAACCTACCGACAAGCGGCCAACGAGTTGGAGCGGTTCCGATCAACAGACATCGAGGTGTTGTACTATGAGACCACCAACTCGCTGTGCTTTCAACCCCACCCTGAGTACTCGGGCCACCCTGAGTGCACAGAGTATTTCGTCGAACTCGTAACTGAGTTCTTTCCACAACTTGTTATCAAGGGCTAGCCCGTGCTGTCTAAACTAGGTTTTGCCACGTTCTGGGGGGCCACCTCCCAACTACCCCGACCTTCGGGGGTTTCATCCGTAGTGTTTGTCCCCAATAATCTGGAGACACACAAGACCCACGCCGAGATTGGCCGTATCTGTATGGCGTTCATGCAAGGTTTCTCCCCCCGCTTTGAGGCCACCCAAAAGGGTGAGAAGCCACGTAGTAAGTTCGAAGAGGGGGACTGGATGTTTTGGTTCTCCCCGTTCAACCAGAAGTACAAGCGGGAACACCTAGCGTATCTTGAGCACATCATGTCTGACGAGTGCAAGGTGTTGCGGGGTATGTCTCGGCCCGACTCTTGGGCCCTAGTAAAGGGGGATAAACACTCCGGCTTTGTCTTCGTTCACAACGACCTGAACTTCGTATCCAAGCACTTCTTTTGTGTCAATACGTTCATTCGGGCACTGTGGGAGAACTCCGATAAGGTGGACAACTGGGTACGGTTAGTCAATGCTGGTGTAGACAAAGACGAAGCACTGTACTTCATGTGGATGACCGAGTCGCTAGTCGGGGAAACCTATAGCTATTCGTTCCTTACCTCCCACCACGGACCACTAGCCGAAAGCATTGGCTTCGGTAATTTCCTAGAGGGTGTCCCCCAGATCATGGGTGACAAGGTGTTTGCCCGTGATGGGTGGGAGACGGGTATCCACAGGATGTGGGGTACAGGAGATACGCCCAAGTCCCTTCTCGGGTTAGTAGCGGAGGGACGCTTCGGTGGGTCCTCCCCTAAAGACTTAGTAACCCTTATCAAAGAACGGAAGCGATAATATGTGGAAGCAATCACCGTACGAAAAAAGGTATAAGCTTCAACCCCTTGTCAAACACTCAAGTGGTTGGGCTCTTTACTGGAAGTTGGATGTTACTCAGTGGGACCGAGCCTGCTGGCGTTTTCCGGAAGATGATAGCTGGTGGTATATGATCGGACCATTTGCTTTTGCTATTGATTCTTATTGCAAGTGGGGGAGTAGAGTGTAATGTGCGGACATCTAGGCGCGGCGGGGTCCCTCAGTGGGCCCGAGAAGCAAGCGTTCAAACAACTGCTACAAGTAGGCTCCCTACGTGGGCCCCACTCAGCGGGTGCCTACTTCAAGTCCCGACGGGATGAGGTTGGTTCAGTGTTTCACTCCCTCGGCCACGGCCACGAACTGACAGAGTTCAAGCAGTTCGACAAGGCGTTTACCACAGCCCTCGATGTATCAGTCATGATTGGCCACAATCGTTGGGCTACACAAGGGGCGGTTAACCTAGAAAATGCTCACCCGTTCTCATACGGGGACATCATCGGAGCCCACAACGGCACCGTACCTGAGTACACTTGGAAGAAACTAGAGTACGGCGGTAAGGAGGATATGGACTCCAAGGCGCTGCTCAAGTCTATCTCCGAGATCGGGGCACGAGAAACTATGGGACAAATCGCCTCAGGGGCTTGGTGTCTTATCTGGTACGATGAGGTCTACGAAACAATTAACTTCCTTCGCAACGAGGAGCGCGACCTGTACTTGTGCACATCAGGTGGTGGTAAGAATCTGTGGTGGGCATCCGAATTGGGTATGCTGGTGTGGATTCTGGCTCGCAACGGTATCAAGATCGACCCCGGTTCCATAATGCAACTACCCATTGACAAACACATGGCCCTTCAAATCCCAAAACTTGACCAGAGGTTCTGGTTGCCGTACGTGGAGGACGCGCCAAAGAAAAGTTTTTTCGGTGGCGGGAAGGCAAACGCAAACGACGACTACACAGACTGGACGAGGTACCGTGGTAAGTCTTGGCGGTACGACGTCGGTGGGGGTGACTCCAAGTTTACCTACTATGACGGGTCGGTGGTTAAGTGGGACGACCTCGATGATTCCTATGACACACACGGTTCCTGCTGCCAGTCGTGTGGTATAGAAGTTGTCAAGTTCTCCTCTAGTGGGAAGGATGCTAAGATATTCTTCGATAACGGGGTTACGGCCCCAATGTTTGTGTGTGGTGATTGCTGGAATGACAGTCCAGACAATTGGAAAGAGTGGTTAATTGAAAATCTAGGTACTGACAACTGGGCCTTGCGCTCAAAAGCAAGCTAAGAAGGGAAGACAAAAGTGATGAAAGCGAATATCCTTATCGGGGCTGATCCCGAATTGTTCTGTGTAAATCCTAACTCCGGTTCGTTTGTGTCTGTACACGACAAGTTGCCGGGCACTAAAGAGGAACCGTTCAAGGTCCCGTACGGGGCTGTCCAAGTCGATGGCACAGCAGCCGAGTTCAACATCGACCCAGCGTCCACGGCGCAAGAGTTCGGGGACTATATCCGAGCCGTTGTCCACTCTATGGGTCGTATGCTTCCGGGATACACGCTTACCGCCACACCTGTGGCCACCTACGACGAGGCCTACTTCAAGTCGTTGCCTGAGAAGGCGGTCGAGTTGGGGTGCAATCCCGATTACAACGCCTACACTGGGGAGGTCAACCCCATCCCTGATGCCCGAGTCATGTTCCGTACTGGGTCGGGTCACATCCACATTGGGTGGACCGAGGGGGCCGATGCGTTCAGTCCACAGCACTACAACAAGTGCCGAGAGGTTTGCATCCAGCTTGACTACGCCCTAGGTCTCAACTCCCTGCTTTGGGACACTGACAACCGCCGTCGGGAGCTCTATGGGAAGGCGGGGGCTTTCCGTCCGAAGTCCTACGGGGTCGAGTATCGCGTCCTCAGCAACAAGTGGGTCCTTGACCGGGACCTGTGTGACTTTGTCTTTAACAGCACGCAGCAGGCGTTGGCGGACCTGTTCGAGCGTGACATCTTCTACGACGACGCATCTCCCGGCCTAGCTGAGCGGTGCATCAACAACAATGAGTACCAAACACCACCAGCCTTGGAGGTTCCACGTTATGTTCACAAGTAGTCGCATGATCTTTGACAGTAAAGAATCTGTCCGAGACCGACTGTTTAATAGCTTCGTACTGTATCGCAACAAGTTTTACAGTGTCATGTCAGTACGTGACGGTGCTGGCTTTGATGATTTCTTGATCACACTTCAAAACTTCAAAGGTGAAATGCGAGAGGTTGACGTCAATGATCCTGAGGTTATCTTCCAAGGGTTTCCGCTCGGGTTCATTAACACGGCCAAGGGCCCTTTCTTTACCTCTCGTACAGGTCATCGCCAGTACAAGCAAGGTATTAACTCGGACAATATAGTCGTCAACCCTGTTCTTACTACACAACGTAGAATGCCCTTTGACGAATACTTCTTCGAGTGTCTGGCCAAGTCAGTATTCAATGACTATCCCGCTTTGAATACATACATTGAGGCGGGCAAATCTGGGGCGTTCTCCCGTTACTTCGCCAAGATTCGGGACGACCTAAACTATAAGACAAAGGTCGTAGGTAAGTTTGTAGATAATGTACCCGTCTTGGACGACCAATACAAGTACCTACAAGAAGCACTAGATGAGGCCGTAAATGGAACCGCAACTTAATGACATTGTTAAGCGTAAGGAATATCCCGGCACCTATGCCTGTGAGCTAGAGATTGAGTTCGACAGTGAACTTGCTGAGGCTGACAACTACAAGATAGGTTCTGCAAGTTGGCAACAGGTCAAGGATGGCTCGTTGCGTAACGGCTTCGAGCTCATCATGCGTGGGCCCGTGTCCTACAAGACACTACCTGAGGTACTAGATCAACCCACCCAGATGCTGGCCGCCAAGGAGACCGGACTGGATGACACGACCCTTCTTGATGCTATCAAGTGGTCCAATCGGTGCTCCGTTCACGTCCACATGAATGTACAAACGTTTACCCCACGTCAACTGTTGCTGTTTTCCACCTTGTGGTACGTGTTCGAGCCCATCATCGTGGAAAAGTTTGCCCCAGAGCGGGTTGGTAACCTCTTTTGTCTTCGCGCCGTGGACGCCCCAGTATTTGTGGACCACGTAATCGAGTCGTTCAAACCGGAGACAATCAAGTACATCGATGGCAACCGCCGCTACATGGGCCTTAACTGGGCCAGTATCGGTAAGTTCTGCTCGTTGGAGTTCCGCTACTTGCGGGGGTCCATTGATGCGGCCTACATCGTGGAGTTCATCTCATACGTAGAAGCCCTACGTAATTGGGTTCTCGCTTGTGAGGCTGACCCCAAGGATGTCCTGCCTATGCTGTCCATGCGTGGGTTGGCCGAGATGTTCGAGGAGTGTTTTGGCAAACCATCACAAGGGATCGACTTCAACATCCCTGTTGTGTGGCAGTCCTTGCGCCTTGCCCAAGACCTGTGTTATGGGGTTGACCTCACAGCGTTCAAACCAGTAAAGAAGTTCAACGACGACCGAATGGAATACGTGTTCTATGTAGCCGAACATGAAGCCGATGAAGGAGAGTTATAATCTATGCGTACTTTTGTCTTACCTTACAATTCAGCATCTGAGTCTGCCAAAAAGCTGGCGGAGGCCATCGGGGCCAAACGAATCAAGCGTGAGGGTTCCCGATATAAATACAAGCCCGGCGATGTGATTATCAACTGGGGGTGTTCAGAGATCGACAACCCTGAGGTGATGAAGGGGGTAATCGTCAACAACCCTGAGCACGTTGACATTGTATCCAACAAGAAGTCTTTCTTTCAGACCTATCCGGGTAATCGTGATTACGTAGTACAGCACACCACTAATATTGATAATGCTCTTCTTTGGGCCGCCCAAGACTTCACTGTGGTTGCTCGCCACAATCTTCGAGGCCACTCAGGCGAAGGTATCGAGATCGTAGAACCCGGTATGTTGATGCCCCACGCACCCCTGTACACAAAGTACAAGAAGAAGACCGATGAGTATCGGGTGCACTTTTATGGTGATAGTCTTATCAAGTTTGCCCGTAAGGGGCGTAAACTGGATGTGCCGAACGAGGATGTCAACTGGAAGGTACGCAACCTAGCTGGTGGGTTCGTCTATGCCCTTAGCACCTTTGAGGATATGCCGGAGCAAGTTATCGAGGCTTGCCAAGACTATGCCGACAACACGATGCTGGACTTCGGAGCCATCGACGTAATCTACCACAAGCCCTCGGATCGTGCGTACATCCTTGAGGTAAACACAGCACCGGGTCTGTCAGGGTCCACCATTGAGGCCTATGCGGAGGCACTAAACGGTGGGTAACTGCTACATCTGTGGTGCGTCTATTGACGAAATGCAACTGGACCATCGGGACATGAAGACCCTGCCTTGTGGAGTGTGTCTCGAGGAGGTTGATAAAATACTTGACTACTGGAACGAGGATAGTGTATACTCTTATATAGAGGATGATCCGAGTGACCTAGTTGTGGAGGAGGAACAGGAAGATGGATGACGATGACTACTATGACATCTACGACGAAGACTACATCTACGGCGACTATGATGAGGACGAGGATGACGAGTACCTAGATGAGGGTGACGGCGGATTCTGGGAGGCGAACGACGACGATGATGATGGAGACTTCCTGTGAAACACGTATACCTTGTTTACGAACACCACAGACCCCCCGGTTGGCTGCTGCAAGAGAATGACATCACCACAACTATGATAGGTGCGTTTACAAAACGTGAGTATGCTGAGGACCTACTTGATTGGTACGCGTACATAGATCGAGATATAGAAAGAGATGAGTTCTACAAATACGAAATCATCGAACAGGAGTTAGATGCGCACCCACCAACCCTGCCCTGATTGTGGGTCCAGCGATGCCCTGACCCTGTACGACGACGGGCACACCCACTGCTTTAGTTGTGGCTCAACGAGATTTCCAGAAAAGGAAGTGAAACGATTGGAAGTAAAAGCACTACCCGAACGTAAAATTACCAAAGGGGTATGTGAGTTTTTCGGGGTGACCTCCGACGAGAACCACCACGTATACCCCTACACCAACAAAGACGGCGTACCTGTGGCCACCAAGGTGCGCACCAAGGACCCCAAGGGATTCCGGTGGGAGGGCAACCCAAAGCAAGCCGTCCTGTTTGGCCAACACCTGTTCCCACCCGGCTCGGCCAAGCAACTGACCATTGTTGAGGGTGAGTGCGACGCAATGGCTGTGCGTGAGATGATGGGCATGTATCCCGTCGTGTCTGTGCACTCGGCTGGGTCCGCTGAGAAGAATGTCCAAGACAACTTCGAGTACCTCAACAGCTTCGACAAGATCGTCGTGTGCTTTGACAAAGACGAGCCAAAGGTGAACCCCTCGACGGGCAAGGTAACGTATCCCGGCCAAGAGGCTGCCCTCAAGGTGGCCGCCATGTTTGAGATCGGCAAGGTGCGTATCCTGACCCTTGGGGAGTTCAAGGACCCTAACGACTACCTGATCCACGGACGTACCCAAGCGTTCAAGGACGAGTGGTGGAAGGCCCCCGAGCACATCCCCACGGGGCTGAAGTTTGGCAAGGACATGTGGGAGGACATCAACAACCCGCCCCAATATGAGACCATCAGCTACCCGTTCGACTCGTTCAACGACAAGACCTACGGGCTGCGGCTGTCTGAGCTTGTTGTCTTTACCGCCGAGACGGGGGTGGGTAAGACGTCCATCCTGAAGGAGATCGAACACCACATCCTGAAGAACTCCGAGTACGGCATTGGGTTGCTGCACCTAGAGGAAACCAATCGGGACACAGCCCTTGGGTTGATGTCTGTGGAGGCCAACAAACCCCTGCACCTGCCCGATGTTCGAGAGTCCCTTGAGCCCGCCGCCCTGCGTACCATATACGAGGCGTCTGTGTGTACCGACAAGCTGGTTATCTATGACCACTTTGGGTCCAACAGTATCCACGAGATTCTGGCCAAGGTACGCCACATGTCCGCCCTTGGGTGCAAGTACATCGTGTTGGACCACTTGTCCATCGTGGTGTCCGACCAAGCGGGGGACGAGCGTAAGCAGTTGGACGAGATTACCACCAAGCTCAAGACGATTGCAATGGAGCTTAACATTGCCATTATCTGTGTGGTCCATCTAAATCGCCAAGGTCTCATTCGGGGCACGGCTGCCATCGAGCAACTGGCCAACATGGTCTTCCTGCTGGAGCGGGAGGTCGATGCGGTTGACGAGTGGCGGCGCAACGTGACTAAGGTGACCATCAAGAAGAACCGCTTCTGTGGTCGAGGCGGTCCAACAGCGTGGCTTGAGTATGTGCCCAAGACAGGGCGACTGGTTGAGTTGGAAAGTGAAGAAGTTGCGAAGTACGAAGCTGGCGGTGTCGGCGGCCAAGTAGAGGAGGGTTGGGGTGACTAAGAATATTGTAGTGTATGTGTATGAACCTTATGAGAACGAAACTAGGTATGATTTTCGCACCTATACACAGGTGTTAAAGTTTATGCAAGATAATAAAATACACCCAGATGACATAACTATCTTCTCAAATCCAGTTGAAGTTTCTTTCAGGTTTCTTCAAGGGCTTGCAGATGAGGAGGAGCGGGGCCGGTGACTAATTATCAAATAAAAGATATGTATGACTTCCACAGGATTATAAACGACGCAAAGAAAAAGTATGATAAGCTTGTAAAGGAAGACCCTAGTATTGCTGTGTTCGAAAAGTGGTGGCGTGACCAGTATAGGTTTCCCAAACATGACTAAGGTATACGTTGTACGGAGAGAAGAACGAGACTACTCAGATGGTTGGATCACAACTGTTGAAAAGGTATTCGGTCAAGAGAAAGATGCTATCGAGTATTGTAGAGTACAGGAGACTGAACGTTATTTAATCTATGATTATGACGAGCGTGAGGTGGAATGAAATACCTCACATACGATGAAAACTATTGGATATTTGACTTAGAAACGGATGACCTTAATGCTACTAAAATACACTGCTGTTCTTTTATTAACGTCGTTACGGGCGAGGAACACCTAACTGTCGGACCCGAGGTCACCCGAGAGTTCATACGAGCCCGCCCAGACGCCATCTGGGTTGGACACAATGCTATATCCTTTGATGCTTGGGTTGTTCGGCGTCTGCTTGATACCCCTATTGATCATCGGAACTGTATTGACACCATTGTTCTTAGTCGTCTATTCGATCCAAAAATGGATGGAGGACATTCCTTAGCGGCGTGGGGGGTTCGAGTCAAGCTGCCCAAGGGAGACTACAATGACTTCACCAAATATACAGAGGAGATGGGCCGCTACTGTTTGCAAGATGCCCGCATAACTCGTAAAGTATTCACCAAGATTACTGAGCGGATGGCCAAGTTAAAGTTCTCCGAGCAGTCAATATCCATTGAACACAAGATACGAGAGGTACTAGATGAACAGAAGCGAAATGGATTCTACTTCAATATCCCAAATGCTATCGCTCTTAGAGACCAGCTTAGACAGTTGGCAGAAGACTATGGACACACCATCCACGAGCTCTTTCCACCCGAGCTTAAGGAAGTTGCCCGCTACAAGTTTAGAACTCTTAAGAGCGGAGAACCTACACAACACTTCGTACGACATAAGGCGCACTATCCTCAGGTTAATGTCGTTGGGGATGAGTACGTCTGCCTTGACTACGTCTCCTTTAATATCGGATCGGTCCCGCAACGTATTGACAAACTTCTTGGACTGGGATGGGAGCCTAAAGAGTTTACGGACAAGGGTAACCCCAAGGTAGACGAAGAATCCCTAGTGGAGTTTGCCACCTCCTCGGGGATCAAAGAGGTCCAAGCCATCGCTGACTGGCTCGTCTGCACGGGTCGGGCCAACATGGTGGACAACTGGCTTGCAAATGTAGACAAAGAAAAGTCAGTAATACGTGGTTACGTGGACACCTGTGGTGCAAGCACCCGCCGTATGACCCACTCGGCCCCCAACACGGCCAACATACCGGGGGTGGATGGGGTGGCCTATGGGTTCGAAAGCCGCAGTGTGTGGGAGGCCCGCAAAGGTCGCCTGCTGTGTGGCATAGACGCCAAGGCCCTAGAGATGCGCATGTTCGGACACTACCTCAACAACGACGAGGCGGCCAAGCTATACGTCGAGGGGGACCCCCACACGTTCAACGCAGAGATGTTGGAGATTGAGCGTAAGCCTATGAAGGGAGTTTTCTACGCCTATTTATATGGGGCCTCAGATGGGAAGCTGGGACGCACGGCGGGCATCAAGAAGAACCCCGCTAAGTGGGGTAAGTGGGCTCGTGATCAGCTTACCAAACGGACCCCCGGTCTGGAGGAACTGGTGCGGACCACACAGGCGGAACAAGCCCGTGGGTTCATCAAGACCCTAGACGGGGGCTACGTACGGTGCCCCAGTGCCCACGCGGCCCTGAACTACAAACTACAATCAGGTGGTGCCATTGCCATGAAGGTGGTGAACATCAACCTGTTTGAAGCGATAAGACAGCACGGACTGGATGCACTTCAAGTGGGCAACATCCACGATGAACTTCAGTTTGATTGTCTTGCAGACCACGCCCACAGCGTAGGTGAGTTGGCCTTAGAGGTGTTTCTCGCTTCCGGTGTTGAGCTGGGTATGCGGGTTCCCCTAGAGGGGGACTACAAGGTGGGTCCCAACTGGGCCCTGACACACTGACATTTACTTGTTGACAACAGGTATTAAACTTGCTATAATATATATGTAAGGGGGAGAAAGATGAACCCTTACAGCCAATTAACAAAGGAAACAACATGCCAATTCGTAGTGGAAAGATGTACTACTGTAAAGTGTTCGGTGAAGGTTCGAAGAACTATGAGGGTGACGGTATGGAGTGGAGCTTCGACCTAGCCGTTGATGGTGAT